AAACACAAAACTATGTACAAGAGCGGTTCTGATATAGTTGAAGGTGCTACCCCGTGGCTCACTCTTTTTTCAGGCCGTTATAATTATCTGTATAAGTGCCATCTTGACATCACTACTGGAAACGGAGGAAACGGGGCATCCGGAGCAAGCGGGGTTAATGGTGGTGCTGGAGGGGATGCGGGTATAATACGGCTACGTGCTGATGCATACGATTCCTGTACCTTCGATTTGCATTATGGAAACCCCGGAAGTGGTGGAGACGGGGTTGATGGCGGCGACTCATCGGGTGGTATTACTGGTGGTTCAGAAGCTATCCATCTTTCCCCCGAAAAGATGTATGGATGTGTAATTGACGTAACGTACGCCCCCTATTGCAGGGGAGGTGATGGGGGTAACGGTTTAGCTTCCTCTTCTTACCCTGATGGAGGGTGTGGAAATGGCGGTGGCGTCTATGGTCTTGGGTTGTCTTTGGACTTCGGAAATTACGTAAACGCCTGTACATTTAATCTAAACTTAGACTTAAGCAGTGTAAGAGCCGGAAAGGGAGGTAAGTATACCTCATCTAATGAGTATGGTACGCGCAATCACGACAGGGATGGTGGCACTGTCAATAGTTCACTGTGGTTTGAGGCAGTTTATGTTAAAAATAGTAACATAAACTTAAATGTTATACATAATGGAACAGGAAATTTGGTTAGGCTTGCTAGCATGACCACAAGTATAGATCAGTCTTATAATAATAGTATCACTATGCACAATACATGTACATACGGCCCATACAAAAATGGATTCAACAACTTTGAGCTTGATCCTCCTGTATTTGATTTAAAAATAAAGAACGCAAGTGACACCACTGTGCAGATAACACAGGGGAATATTGCACAACTTCCAGATGGTGAAAATCTGGAAACTCTTATTTCACAAGGAGAAGTTTACGGCTATAACTGGTCTGTGGGTGGGTCTATATACTCCCATCGTTGGTGGTTCACTATGACTACCGTCAGGGGTTATGCAACAGCTATCAGCCCGGAACATCAATTTGGGTTACGTGTCAGATTGCAAAAACCGGGAACTATAACTTGCGGCTATCCGTCTGGTGGGGGCGGTGGCAATGGTTACAGGGTGATTGGTAGAAACGGTATAGATAATTCAAATGAGTATGCAAGGCGTGGAGGTGATGGCAGCGCAGCATTTACATGGATGAACTGGACAGAGGCTGCTGGGACAGCCGGAGAAGGCGTCAGGGGTGCATCTTCTGGTGGTCTACTTGCGTTTAACGGTACCGACTATAATTCTGATATTGTAGATATAGCCTTTGTTTAGTGATTGAAATTTGAAAGTATCGGAGTATATTATGATAAAACGAGGTGGCATACATGCAAAAGACCCTTACATACATTGACATAAATACACGCGCTCAGGTGTATGCAGACGGGGCTTTTGTCACGAAATCTTCTGACTATATCAATATTGAGCGTGGCCAGTGGCAAATCCTGTGCATTCAATTCGGTGAGCGTCAGATGGACGAAGCCGGAGCTGTTACATTCACGCCGATTTCATTTGACACAGATACTTCATTTGTGTTTGTCGCTGATAACAACTTTGATGATGACGACTATCTGATGGCAAAATCTCTTCAGTCTGTCATTCCGTTTGACGAAGCAGACCCTACTTCCAACATGTTCAATATCGAAGGCGACTGGATTGACGGCGGGACAGCGGATTTTGCATCCGGACAACTTTCTATAAGGATAAATTCCGATACTGTTAAGTTTAAAGAAGTTACAACGGACAAAGTAAGCATCAATACGGGCGTGTATATCAATGTCAAGCAGTATATGCAAGGGTTGTCGAACCCGTCCACAATCGCGTGGATACCGTTTATTGCAAAGAATACAATCCGTGATTGGAGCTCCGCACAAGTAATTCCACCTACCGGCACGGAAGCGCTTGCGTTTATCAATGCTTATTTTCGTAATCCGCTTGAACGGCAGTGGAGTGAAGATGGTATTACATGGTTTGATTCTCAATCTGAGGATCATGATAACTACTACCGTGAAAGAATTGCCAATATCGGGGCTGATTGGAGCTCCGGGTACGCCGTCGCACGTGGATTTACATACACCCCCAGTGTAAGTTCTGACGGTGTTATTTCGTGGATAAACGATGGGGACTTGCCTAATCCTACACCTGTCAGTGTTAAAGGCGACAATGGCAACGGACTGGCATTTGATGCTTCTGGCCCGGTTTCGGAACGGGCGCAGTATGACGCGGAGGCAGAGGGTTTCGTCTTTTTCGCCACTGACGAGGGGAATTTCTATGTCAAGAACTCGGCAACATCGGCAGACTGGTCTGCGGCGATCCCGTTGCGTGGAGAGACCGGCCCTACGATCATCGCAGACCCCGTGACGGAGATGGCGGTGGCGGATGAGACGTGGGGCGACTGCCGGTATCTCGATGCGGCGTTCCGGCAGCTGAGCTTCCGGGGGAGAGTGCGGAGTCTCCGGCGCGTTTCGCTCGAGACGGTCAGCATCGATTCCGGCGTGACCGGAAACATCGTCCTCGTGCCGATCGTGAACGGCTCCGAGCTCTCCGGCACCTCGTTCGTCGTCGCGGTCGGGGCGGTTCCAGCCGTGGCGGAATTCGCGCTCGAAGTCGCCTCCGGGACGCTCGCGCTCCGGCGCGACGCCGACGACGAACGCGACACCCTCAAAGACTCCGGGAACACCCCCGTCACGGCGGTCGTCCTCAGCGTCATTCTGGAGGTGCAGTATGATGCGTGACCCGATCACCGACGCCGCGCAGGACCCGTCCTGCCTGCTCTGCCTGACGCCCGACCGGGGCGGCTCCTGGTGGAGCCGTTTGCGTCCTCCGACGCCGCGCAATTTTGCGGCAGACCCGATGACGTTTACCGATTCTTATACCGCTCAGGACGGAATCGGAACAGATGATTTTACATTGTCTGTCGATTTTACACTGCTTAGGAAAAACGTTCATGGCACAATCAACATTGGCTGTATGCAATGCATTTATTATGACTCTACTAAAGGTCATCAGCCCTGCGTGCGGATTTTGAAATCGGACGGAACAAAAGACGCGTTGTATCCTGTGGGAACTTCACACATATTGGAAAATGTCGCCAGCATTAAAGTCATCAAGACTGGTCAGAATGTTCGCATGGTTGTTCATGCCCGTGACGGCAGCACAGTAAAAGACCAGACCAAGCCTCTTCCTGATGGGGCAACAGTGACTTCTTTGTCAGGAGCTACAACTTATCCGGGAAACATTTTCGCCGCTTCCATCCGCAACGACACGACGGGAACGGCCGTCTGGCAGGCCGCATACTCCGATCTGTACGACACGTCGAATCCGTGGCCGTCGCCCGTTCCTGAAAACTTTGCCGAGAATGCCAAGGCTTTCTATGACTGTCAGGCGGTGGTGCAGGAAGCACTCGATCCGACGCATGATTACAGTTTCCTTATCGAGGCGGATCGCGTTTCGGAGAGAACGGAAAATTCGTTATTTTATGCTGGTACGGACAAGTTGCCGTTCGGTGTTTATTATCATGCTGACCACACTATAAAATTTTTCACCAACTTGCTGCGAAACGAGGGAGACCCCAGCGGCACGTATGCCAGTTTAAATTTTTACACGGGGACTGACTGGTTGCCGGGTCGGCACGCATTTGAAGCCAGAATTGAAGGAAATGCAATCACAACGTATGTCGATGGGGTTCAATACGCAACTTCAAATAAGTTCGCCCGAACCGGAACCGCCGCTGTCGGGCTTCCAAATTGCAACAGCGGCTACGTGTATAAAATTCAAATCACGGATTTAACTGACAATCAAGTTGTCTGGTCTTATCCGTCCGAAGCGGAAAGGGTGCGGCTCATCACGAAAACGAACGTCCGCACTGACCGGGGAGCGTTCGAGGCGGCGGACGAAACGCAGCCGGCGAGGGTCGATACCGCGCTGGATTTGCGCGGGAAAGTGTCGAGTTACACGGTCGTCGTCGATTTCGAAGCGGCGGAGTTTCCTGAAACAACAACGATGGAATGTCATCAGGAACTGGCGGGACAGGGCGGCGCTTTGATCGGCAGCGGTACTCCTCCGATTTGTTCGATCGGTTATTACCTTGCCTCTTCCGGCAGCGCGCGGCTTCAGTTGTCCCAGGAGGTCGCCGGAGGGCGGCACGTCGTCAATGCAACCCTGACCGGGCGTTTGTCCGGCCGTCACATATGCTGCGGCGTGGTGGAGGTCGATCCGGCAGCGCCATTGACTGCATCGACCCTTTATCTCGACGGCGTGCGGATCGGAAACGCCTCCATTTACGCCGTCCCGACCGGAAACGCAGCTGTGAACGCCAGGTGCTTCTCCATAGCCGGTCATTCATTCACCGGCGGCTGGCCGCCATATACCGGCAAGGTCTATTCGGGATTGCTGTTCGACCGTGCGCTTTCCGCCGCCGAAATCGCGGCGCTGACGCCGAAGAAGCAGCCGCTCTCGTGGGCGGGGATTCGGGATGTCGTGCGGCGCGGGCGGGCGCAGCGTTACTTCGCCGTCGGCGACGTGCTGACCGTCGCAACTCCGCGCTGGACCATCGAGTACGAGGTCACGGGCTTCGACCAGGCTGAACCGGCCGACGCCGCGCTGACACACAGCATGACGCTGCTTCCGGTGCGGCTGGTAACCAACTTGCAATTCGACGCGACGGAGCCCGGAAACCCGGACGCGAACCGGGCGCAATACGGCTGCAACCGGTGGGATTGGTCGGCAATTCGACAATGGCTGAACAGCGCGGCCGCTCCGGGCGAGTGGTGGACGGCACAGCACGAATATGACGCCGCCCCGGCCTACGCCGCGACGCTGGCCGGATTCATGGCCGACCTTCCCGCCGATTTTCTGAGTGCGGTTGCCCCGGCCCGCCTCGTGACCGCGCTTCCGAACGCGGACGGCGGCGGCAGCGTCGAGACCGTCGACCGCTTCTGGCTGCCGAGCCGGACCGAGATTTTCGGAGACGCGAACAACGGCGTCGCCGAGGGCGTGCAGATGGCGAAATACATCGACGCGACGGACGCGGACCGGATCAAATATAATGCTGCCGGAAACTCTGCATCGTGGTATTTGCGTTCCGCGAACACGTCACAGCCACACTATGTGGCTTTTATTGAACGCACCGGAATTTTTTCCACATCGTTCCTGGTGTCCAGGTATGTGCTTCCGGCCTGCATCATCGCATAAAAAAGGAGGAACCAATGAGATACATACGAAAAATTAACGGATACGTCGAGGAGTCGCCCATCCCGCCCTATCGCGGCGCGGAATACTACGCCGCACACGGCTACCTGAGAAGCGACAGCACGCTGCCGCTTTCGCGCCTGGACATCGTTGACGGCGAGATCATCGAACTGCCCGAGCCGGAACCGACGGAGGAATGGGTCGGCAAGGAGGCGTTCATCAATGCGCTCTACGCGCTCCTTCCGGCGGATCAGCTGGCGGCGGCGCTGCAGAAGCCGGAGACCTTCAAGCAGGGCATCGCGGGACTGGCGCTGCTGACCTCCGACGCCGCTCCCGGCGGACAGATCGACCTGATGGACCCGCGCGTTCCGGCCTGGCTCGCCGCGTTCGATCTGACCCTCGAAGCAGTCCGGGCGAAAATGGAGGAATCGGCAGAGGCACAGGCGGAACAGGAGGCGGCGGATGTACAGTCTGAATGAAATTGAAGAGAAAATTGCGCTTGCGAAAGCAGCGAAACTTTCCGGCGCGGAACTGTTGCTTGACCGCGAACGCGCCTGTCGCGTCTGCAACGGCATCGGCGCGGACTGGATGCCTGATTGGCTGCGGGAGGCGATCAGCGGCTTGAATCCGACCCTTGTGCTTGCTGCCGATATTCACGACATCCGCTACGCGCTCGGCGGTACGGAAGCGGAACGCAAGGACGCTGACGACGAGATGCTTGAAAACGGCCTGAAGCTGGCGAATTACCGCTACGGTTGGTATGATCCGCGCCGCTACTGGGTCCGCAAACAGATGCGGAAGTTTCACGCGATCCTGCGCGAATTCGGCGGCTGGGCGTGGAAATACAGGGAGGCGACCAATGGAGCATCTTGAAGCAATCGCCAAAATGTTGGCGATCATCGTGCCGATTTTCGGCGGTCTCTTGTGGGTGCAGAAACGCATCGAACGCGGACAGGATGATCCGGAAAATCAACAAGATCGATAAACATAAAGTGTCGTACAAAGTGTGCGACCAGCGCCGGGCCGAATGCCCGTGCAAAACCAGCAAAGGAGACTGAAACCATGAGAAAAATCATCATCGCCCTCACCGTCATCGCGCCACGCTGCTGCTGCCGGGATGCAGCCACAACACGGGAGCCTTCACACTCGGAACCCGGATCAATGCCGGGCTCGATCCGCAGAATGCGACGGCGAACCTCAGCTATACGGACGGCCTGAACGTCGTCGACGTCAGCCGGGAGAACGCAAGCTGGGATATCGAAATGCTGGACAACGGAATCAAACTTGCAAATCATCACTACAGCCGGTTTGATCCGCGCCGATACATCGTGCAGTTCGTGATGTTGCAGTTTTACATCAAACTGCGTCAATTCGGCGCATTCGCATTCAAATCGAAACATAAGGAGACCGAAAATGCGTAAACTGTTTTTCACTTTTGCCGCCGCCGTTGCCGCCCTGTTTCTGGCTGCCGGATGTGCTTCGACGCACAGCACGATCACGGAATACGACGCCGCCGGAAACATCGTCAAAAAGACCGAAAGTTCCGAAAGCGTCATCAAGACCGTTACCGCCTCCACGCAGGGCAAAACTGTGGTTCTGTGGGAAGATGGATGGGCGGTCTATATCTCCGTATCGAGCGGTACTATGGATGACCCGACGCCGCACGGCAAAATCTTTGCCGGCAAGGTCAACAAGGGGGCGCTTTCGATTTTGCCGAATCAGCAGGGGCTTCCGGGCATCGCCCGGATCGTTCAGGCGACCAAGAGCGACCTTTCCGCCGACCTCTCCGGCGTCAGCTCCAACAGCTCTGAAATCCAGACCAGGAACAAGGAGGAGAAGGAAGAGAAGGAGGCCGCCAATGAGTAAATGTGGGGAAAAATGTGAGGTTTACAGCCGCGTCTGCGGCTACTTCCGCCCGGTGAGCAACTGGAACAAAGGCAAAAAAGAGGAATTTAAGGAGCGTCGCCATTTTAAGGTAGAATAGCCCGGTAGCCATTGGCGCGAGGCGTTGACGCTCGACGCGGCTGCGAATCCGCCCGCCGCCTCCCTTCGCCTGTCGGTCCCGGCCGCGGGGTTATCAATGCCACCGGGAAAAAGAAAAGGCGTGAAACGCCTGCGTAGGGAAGTTGGCCCGCAGATCACCGGCTATCTTGTTGACCTCGCGGACAAAAACCCTGAGATGGCAAAAGCGTATGTCGAGGTCATGAAACTGTACTGGCAATACCGCTTGACTACCAAGCCCGAAGCTGAGAACGGTACAGTCATCCCCGTAAACGAAGATGATGCCTCTAAACCGCAGGAAAATGGCACAAAAGCGCAGTAAGATACACATATAAGTTTGCATTTCGTACCCAAACGCGTTATATTAAAAACAAAACGGAGGGCGCGCTTGATGTATGAAACTATATCGTATATTGTTGGTATCGTCGGGGCGGTTTGGGGAATTGCCGCATTTGTATACCGTCCCAATCTCAAAGAATTAACGTCCACCGTTAAGGAAATCTCAGATTTGCTACATGAGACAAGAGAAGATTATGTATTGCGCTCTGACTGCAAAGACAGGTGTGGGGAATTCCGATCTTCTCTTGTACGTATTGAACACAAATTAGATAACGGGGAATGATGAAAACTAACATCGATACCTGTCCCATCTGTGGGTCTTTGACTGAGTTTGCGTTTAAAGTTCCTTTCAGGAACGGAAAACCAAACTTTGACGGATCAAACGCTGACCCTGACGTAGAATACAATCACTGTGGAGTATGTAAACTTTACTACTCGAAAACACAACGTAATTGGACAAGCGATGATTTCATTGCCAAGGTTTACAATGACAGATATGTAAGCTACGACAGCGATATCATGAATGCCAACGGTAACAGACCCAGCGCTATGTATCGCTTAATGCATGATGAATTTCAAAATTATTTGAAATCTAATGCATACATCCTTGACTATGGATGTGGTCGTGGATTTGGGTGGATAAGCTTAACAAAGAAGGTTTCAAGCATATCTACGGGCATGATCCCTACTACCGCCCTGATCCGGAAGTTCTGCGAGACAAGTATGATCTCGTAACCTGCACAGAAGTCATTGAACATGACTATGATATCGTAGAGACATTCAAAAAGTTCAGTGCCATGCTGTATTTGGGCGGTGCTCTTCTTGTCAGTACAGATGTGACGGATGAGATGGAGAAAGTGAGTGAAAATTACTACACGTGTCCGAGAGTTGGTCATGTCATGCTTTACGCAAAAGAAACCCTCGCATACTTGGCAAATCAAGCAGGATTTTCGCTGATCCATCTAAGCCGTATGTCTTCAATGCAGTTTCATTTGTTTATTAAACAGCGGTAACATGATTACAATTAGAAATTTCAGCAAAAAGAAAGTGGCTGACTACTTGAAAGAGGGCTGTAAAGCTCTCTTGTATTTTCCTCATGGATTGGGGGATGACATCATGTTTATGCCACTATACTTAAAACTTGTGGAATTGTTTCCGCAAAGTGAAATTGCAGTGCAATGGGCCGAAGGGAGAACTGATATTTTTCCGCAACCGAAAGAGCCTGCGTACTATGACTACGTGTTTGTAATCGTATTTCACGAAACTCCAACGGATTACAGATTTCAAAAGTATTCCAAACCGGAATGCTGCTGCATTCATGAGCTTGGAATTGATTTTGATTTGAGTTTGGATTTCACATGGCAACCGCCTAAGGTACGGTCTCCGTTTATCGGAGTATCCTTTATGTGCAATAGCAATCCAAACTACAATATTCCGTACCACGTTGCTAAACAAGTGTGGCAGGCTATCCAATCATGCGGTAAAGTTCCGATTGAAATATACTTTCGTCACGCGCAGTATAATGTCAAGAATGAACCGTATGACTTTGTAAACTGCTCTACGCGCGGTGTAGAACCGTCTGTAACAGCGTTTACAGGTGTCTTACAGCAGTGTCAAGCATTCATCGGGGTAAACTCCGGAACCCTCTGTATGGCCGCGGCAATGTACCCGGAAAGGGTTTTGCACTTGCACAACAAATTTCCGTTTACCTATTATCGGAAACGACCGATCGCTTACATTGACGCAGACGGCATTAAACCGTTTGATACACAGGAAGTAATTAAGTGGATTCACTCTGTATGTGACTGCACAACTACTAAATAAGGGAATGAGTATGCTCCAAAATAATCCATTGAAGTCTGATATCGAACAGATGAATGATTGGGAAGCATTCAAAGAACACATTCAGCACAGCGTTGATAAACAAGTGGTTTCAAACAAAACGGTTATCATGATTTTGTTTATCGCAAGCAGCGCCTTCCACCTCTTGACAATTACTTTAGCCCTGATCGCATTTATCTTGGTTTTGATCTTGAATCGTGATCTTGCGTCTACTCAACGAGAACTTTCCGAGTTCACGTCACAGATGAAAGAAATGCAAACCACCGCAGATAATGCCAAACGCGCCTACGACAACGCGCGGCAAACCCTGTCTAGGAGTCGAAATTAATGTCACTGTGATGTCACAGTGACATCACAGTGACACGATTTTAGGTTATTTTACATGGAAACTTATACCCGAAAACAGCTTATGAAAATAACCGGACTGCCGGATAAAACGCTTAGATGGCTGCTTTCGAAACTTGAGATCGATCCTGTGTTCACAACTAAGACCGCGTTCGGTAGACCGATTTACCATTACGATTACGCTACACTGGTATGCTTACATGATTACATCTTTAAACAAGCAAGACACAAAGAGGAGTGTAATAGGGGAGTACGCTGCAAAGGTGGTTGCGGTAAATACTTCCCAAAAGAGGAGATGAACGCAAATCAAGTATGCAATCATTGCCGCAGGAGGCTGTGGTTGCGCCATGAGGTATACCCGGACAAGTCTCTAAAATTCGATAAAACAGCTTTTCGAGACATTCTCTCGATTTTAAATTCCTTTAAACATGACTATTGATATTTTCAATAGTCATGTTCTTTTTATTTTGCATTACAATTACGATTGCAATAATGTATCACCAGTCAACGGGAATTCACTCGTTAGATGTAATATTTTGAGGTGGTCATATGGAACTCGTAAAATTTAAGCTGCATGACGGAAAAGAGGTCGAACTTCACTGCTCGGATATTGAACTGATCGCTAAGCATCATATGCGGTCGTATTCTCACATGTGCGACAAAGCATCCGAATACATTGAAGAGATGCACGATAAGGCCCGTGAAAACTTGAGAAACGTGTTCTGCCTCGATTTCAAACCGAAAACGGAAGATCAAGTGAAAGACGAAATCGCTCATGCCATCCGTAGAGCCGTTGTCACTGGTGATTGGGTTACTTTCGCCGAAGTGATCTACGAAGCTATGGAGTTTCAGACTTCCAGTTTTGCACATGATCTCATGGAGGAAGAGTAATGAATCTTCAAGATTTGATTATGCCTTTCATTATGAATAATCCTAGCACAAAAGCTAAGATTGAATCCATATTCAGACAACCGGCAGATCATGTTATCAAATCTTTCAATACATTTATCGATACCGTCAACAACGGCCCCGGTCTTGTCAATAAAGCTGCTGAGCAACAAGCAATGTTTGATAGGTATTATCAGGGAGGGCTTGCTCTTGGATTTGCAGATTGGGAATCTGAAATTGCCGCCGCCAGTCTTTCCGGGTACTCCCTTATGGACGTATGTATTTCATTCAGAAAGAACCGTGGATGGAAAGACACAACTATAGAGAAACTGAAAGTTCTCTCTGATAATGTTGCTGAAAGATTTATACCGAAAGCAAAAGCCGCAGGTCTTATACCGGAAGAACCGGAAGAAACTAATGGGATGCCTAAAGTTGAACGTACCACAGTCGGCGGTAAGCCGCCGTGGGCTGAATCGGAAGCTGGCGCAAGCTCTGATTCAGATAGTAATAAAGCGCAATAAGGAGTACGGATTATGTACGAAACAGTCACAAACAACACGGGTAACGGTTGGGGGCCGCTTTGGGGCGCTGTAATCGGTGGTATCGGCGGCTATCTCGTTGGTAAAAACAACGCTTTCGGAAATGGATTTGGAAGCTGTGGCAATGCGATGCAAGGCGGCGGCTGTCAGACCTGTTTCCAGCAAGGCGAATATACTGGTGAGAATCGCGCCGGACTCAACTTCATCGCTCAGCAGACCAATGCGAATGCACAGCTTATCCGTGAAGGGTTTGCCGCTATCAATCAGCAGAAGATCACCGATCAGGCGAATGAGATTCAGGCTCTCCACACTCAGGCGATCGTCAATGCCGTGGGCTGCCAGACCAACAATCAGCTTTCGCAGGTCAACAATACCCTTAACAGCATCGTTACAGGCTGTGGCGTGAAGTCGTATCCCTCGTGCGGTTGCGGTTGCAACTAATCCCATCCTCAATGGAAGGAGGTGATACTATGGCTTGCAACTGTCTTTGCAGTAATGAGTATCGAGACTGCAACGGTAATTGGGTGTACAAGGCTTCGGTTTCCGTTTCCGGTACATCTATGAACGTTGAAATCAATGCTAAGATGTGCAATCTGTGCCGGAATGAGCTCTTCCGGGTTAATATCCCGATCGTCAGCCCTACGGCATCGGACCTTGTGTTTCTCGTTACGTGTTGCGGTTCTTCCGCTCCGCTGTATTCGGGAGTTACGGGTGCGCAGCTTACCGCTACTTCTCTGACCGCGGGCGTGACTTACGTGATTACTTATGATAAGTTTACACGTAAGTTTTTCGTTACCGGCGTGTAATAATAAAGGGGGCCACTTGGCCCCCTTTATTAGTATTCTCCATTCTCAATGAAATTCTGAACATCAAAATATTTTGCGGATTCAATATTCAAATTTGAACCATGTGCCGCAATCATAAAAATTTGAAAGTTCAATTTTTCTCTAAAATACTCCAACATCTTTCCAAGGTACTCTTGGAAGTTTACGGACAGTGCTCCACAAGGCTCATCAAGAATAAGAATCCTTCTCAAGTTTCGCTTATCCAGGCAGATTACTGCAACCCTCAGTGCCAGCGCTACGATATCTACCATGCCGTCACCGTTATCTGATTTCGGATCATAGCGCTTTCCGTCTCTCTCAAGATACATGTCCGTAGCCAGTTTTCCATACAAAATTCTGAATTCGAGATGGAATTTATACGGCTTCGAAAACACCGTTTGGATAACTTTAGTTACAATGGTGTCTATCTTTACCGAGATGCTGGAAAGCGTAAGCTGCGCGGCCTCCTGAATCAGCGCTTGAGTACTTGTCGCAACTTCCAATTCATGCTTCAGCTTAGTGTATTGAGCTCTCTTGTCATTCAACTGTTTAGTGATTACATTTTTATATGCAATCTTATTTTGTAGTGACTGCTCAAGCGTCGAGCATGTCTCCATACTTTCTTTTAAACTCATCGATCTTCTCCTGAATCTCAACTTTCTTCTTTTCGTATGACAATTTCAACTCAGAGATGGCGTTTTGAAGTTCTTCAATGGAAGTGAATCCATACTCTTCAAGCTGCTTGTGCAACACTTCAAGTTTTCCTTGAGCACGATCACGATTCTCTTTTGCCGTCTCCAACGCACGTTTGAGATCACAAAGTTCTTCCGCTACATTCATTTAGTACACCTTTCAAACTCTTTGATTATTTCTTCTCGATTGTCAATTTCAGACGTGAGGTTGTAAAAGTTATCTTTGAAATTGAGCGACAATTCAAAGTCTCCTTCAACAGAACCCACCAGAGATTCAAGTCTCTTTTTTTCTTCTGCTTCTTCTTCAATGTAGTCTCTCCTGATTTGGTTTGTGAGGATAAACGGCATTCGTTTTACTTTTACGGAATCTGACTTTTGATCGTAATCAATCAACCACATTCCGGGCTGGTAGTCTACCTGATCGGCCCGTAGACGGAACATACTTCCGCAGTTAATAACCGCAGTGTTTCCAGACTTGCAACAGAACGGAACGTGAAAATGTCCTGTAATCAGAAGTCTGCACTCTTCCGGCAAATGCTCTTTCACCCAAGTATGCACATTTCCGCTGTCAGAAGCCCCTTCAAACGGTTTTTCTTTCAGCCATAGTCCCTGATGGGCAACAACTGCCTTAGTTTCCCCTTGAATTCTAGTTTCTCCGTAAGGGATAATCCCTAAATTCTCAGGGATAGAGATGCATCCTGCCTGTTCGAGTATGCCGAAGCTTGTACTGTAAATGCTGTCCTGATCCCCCATAATCAAATCATGATTTCCGGGAATTGCATTCACCGGGCAAACGGTTTTCAGCATATCAAACCATGTAATGCACTGACACATGAACCAGTTTGTATTTCTTGCCGGAACGTCAAAAACATCACCTGCTATGACGATTTGATCTGCGCAGAATCCTTCTGCCATGTCTCTGATTTGATTGAATTTTTCATCAATTACTTGAATCCAGTTTTCATTTTCAGAGCGGCATACCGGCCTGTGCTCCGTCAAGTGCATATCCGCTATGGCAAGTATTTTCATTCATGCACCTCTATCGGTTGATTACACAGCGGGCATACTTTCGGCATTTCTGACTTGAATTTCCGTTGAAGAGCACTGTACCGATCTTCTTTTTTCGTTTTGTCTGTCTGCGCCTGTACGTAGTCCGTTGAAAGTAAAAATAAAGAATGAACCTTATTTTCAATAGCACCGATCTCCTCGGCAGAGTTGGTGATCTGATTCAGCTCCTTAATGGATTCGTCTAAATTTTCAAATTTAGAGCAGTCTAAAGATACAAGCTCATTTTTCAGAGCAGAAAGCTCTTTGCCCCCTGCAATAATTTCCCTAAGTACAGATGCATCATTATTAAAGTACATTAATAGATGATAAGCTTCATCATACTTAGTGTACTTATCAAACAGCTTCTCCGTACTCATTAGAGAAGTATGCAAAGTTATATAGGTTTCCAACTGCCCCTGAATACAGGTGATATCTTCGCTGAACTTGTCAAGTGCAGTAAACTGTTTAAGTGCGTCACCAAGCGCGATGTACATGTTTGTGTACTTGGCGGCTTGCATGAGTTTCTCGGATAGAACTCCCAAACGTTCCTGTTTTCTTTCCTCAGAATCAGCAGACACTACTAATTCTTTGATTGCAGAAAACGATTCAGCAGCCTCATCAACAAACGAAAGTTCTTCAAGCTCCTTTTCGCCACTCGCTACCGCCGCGCTCAGGGCGTCGCATTCCGTCTTGAGCTCGCGTACATGGGCATTACTGGCCATGATCGTTCGATCGATTTCCGATACGTCCAGCATATCCCCAAACTGCTTAGCACACTCCGTGTCCTTATAGTACACCATAAACGGCACGTCGCGTCTACGCTGTATGTTTACGGAATCGACAGCATACAGCTTACTTACTTCATCCGGAACAGACGTTCTGATAGCGGAAAACTTCTTGCCGTTTAACGTGTAAGTGTTTTCCGTTTTACTCCAGTTTCGAGACACTACATCGTCACCGCATGTAATAGTCACGGAACATGCCTTTGCCCCATCGTTATTGAGAAGCTTTTCACCTGACGTATTGTTGATGATGTTCCACAGAATACCGCGTAGAATTGACGTTTTGCCGCTTTCCGTCTCTCCGATCAGTACATTGATACCGGAAAGCGACAATATGATGTGCTTGTGCTTTTGGATGTTGACAAGCTCGATGGATTTTATTTCTTGTCTTTCCACTTCAACGCATCTCTATTTTCTTTTGTTTCAAGCAGATCGTCAGGCGTACAATTCAGCGCATAAGCCCAAGCCATAGCAGCAAACATCCGTGTTGTGCCTGTTTCATAGGCATAGCGCCGCGCCGCATTCAGCGAAATATGCAAACGCTTTGCGGTGTGACGAAGGTCGATATCGTGCTCTGCAATGTATCTTCCAAGTTTAGGGACGTAGTTCATTTCAACCTCCAAATTTCTTTACATAAAATAGCAAGTGCAACCCCATCGGCAACCCCAAGACCGCAGGCCCTGCCGATCCGTTTTTGTACCCAATCCTGAATTGCGACTTTACGGGCGTGCTTGTCTTTCGGCAAGGCACCGATCAGTTTCATCCATTTTTGGGGGGTAATCTCGATCGTCTTAATATGATGTGCGGCAAGCATGGCTTGAAGCCACCCATAGGCTTTACCGAACGTAAAGCATGAAGCAACCCCCTGCCCCGGCATAGAATGAACCTGTTCCAGTACGGCATAGAGTTCATTCATATTCCGATTACTGCAAATAGAATCAAACACGTCTTGCATTTCTGCAATCGTTTTAGGCATTGATGTGATATTTACCGTGCCTTCCTTCTCGTCCAGCACGGTAATGCTTCCTGTTTTTCCCGGATCAATCCCGATAAAAACCATTATGCACCCCACCCAAAGAAATCGTTCCAAAAAGAATCAGTGGCCATAGAAGCCAAACCATATTCTTGGATCACTTTTGCAAAGTATTCCTTGTTGAAGTCATCGGGCTTATACTTGATATCAAGAACTTCGCCACCGAACGGCAGCTCAACGAGCTTTCTTGTAAACGCGATAACATCAGGACTGACGTCGATCAGGGCCTTTTTCATCCCGCTCTTGAGTTCGCCTTTCAGATACTTGATAGCGGTAGTCTCACCGATCCCCTTCAAGAGTTTAACGTTGTCTGTCGTACACCCTGCAATAGCCTTCACTTCAACCCACATGGACGGATCGAGCTCAAAAATTTTCTGAAACTTCAATACCGTCATCAAAGACGGAAATTTATCAGATGAGCGGCTCGGGCTGAGGATCGTGACGTTGCCTTTAAGACACTGATACAGGTCAGCGTCCTCAGAGTAAATTACAACAGGGAGCTTCTTTTCGTCGATGCAGATAGAAGCAATGATGTCATCAGCTTCGAGGCCCTCGTACTGCACCACGTTGTTGAACCCCATTTTTGGGAGAATGACAGTCTGTAATTTTTCAAAAAACGGAAAGCAGGCAATCAGGTCTTCATTTTTGATGCGATTCGCTTTGTACTCAGGGTAAAGTTCCTTGCGTTTCGATTCTTTTGAATCGAGGCAGAAATAAATGCGATTCGTATTTGCGTAGTAATGCGCATATTTCAGCTTCTGAAAGAATCTGTACAAAATAGCCCCGTGAAACTCTTTCGTGTTCTCCATATTGTAAGTTTTTCGCGCCCAAAAGAAGGCACCATAAAGAACACCACGAACATCAACGAGAAGTTTTGCCGCATTTTCAGGAGCTTCGATTTTCTTCATGTTTATAATCCTCTGTTATGTAGTGTCGAAACAAGCTTTTTAACTGAGAGCGACACGATTCGCGCCTTGTTAAGTATGGTATTCGGAACCATAGTTGTAAGGTTCGAGTATGCACGCTCCCTTTCATTTTTGATGGAAAGAGCTCTCACCCAAGCTTCGTCGGTAAGTCCCGAATCCCGCTTATACTTTAGGTACACGTTATTACGAAGTGCAACCTCCCTCAAGTCATCCACTGTCATAGAGGGATTAACTTGATTGAGATCAAGCTCAACGTGGTAGATATCGTCTACCTCTTTTCTGTGTCTTTTCATTCTTCGTAAATAGCATGTTCTTCGTCTTCGTCGCTGCACACGCCGCTTCCCTTTGCCTTTAAGTATGCGGCATGTTCTTCGATCTCTTTGTCGAGTTTCTGCTTAAGCTCTGTAAAATCGAATTCGTCAACCTCTGCGGTGACTTCCATCGTAATACATTCGTAAGCTTTTACTCTGACTGTACGTTTGTAGCCGATCTCCATTCTCAAACCTCAATAGGGGAGGGAACACCTCCCCTATAAGTTATTGATTACAAATCAAACTCGTCATCGCCAAAGGGGTCACTATCATCAGATTCTTCCGAATCTTCGGATTTGGCTTCTTCGACTTCCGGCTCCGGCTCCACCTTCTTGGCGGGTTTGCGCTTGACTTCCGCTTTCTTTTTCGGCTCGGGCTCGGGCTCGGGCTCCTCTTCAACCTCTCCCTTCACTTCTTCCTCCATCTCTTCGAGATCGTCGATTTCTTCGGCCTCCGGCTCCGGCTCCGGATTCTTTTTGGGGCCGCAGTCAATCTCATCAAGCGTCTCGTTCGAAAGTTCAAGACTTTCGAACTCCTCTTCCTCCGCTTCCGTGACGCTGGCATCCTTCATATCAAAGGCCGACCGAAGTTCATCGGCCGTAGCCGGGGGAGGGATGAGCATGTCGATATCCGCAATGCGGGGAATGACGGCTTCGGGGATCGGAGAAGACTTCTCTTTCCACAAAAGATTCACGCGGGTAAACTGCATGAACGATGCATCCCCGGTGCCGCTCCCGCCAGCAATGGAAGCCTTATTACACCGGATATTCATCCAGTATCCATCGACAAGATCGTCAAACATGTAAATCTTGTCTGCATAAGGTGCATTTGCCTTAATGGCAGCTTCGCCCTTGATCTCCTTCATGATGCTTTCCCACCCGGCGAAAGCACCTCCGCGCACAACCCGAACCTCAAGACGATTCTTTCCGTCCTTGCCCGGAACTTTGAAAAGCGCGTTGAAAAGGGCGAGTTCCTTTGCCTTGTACTTCGTGGCCGGGCTGCCCTTCTTGCTGCGCTCGTCTTTGGCATACGAGCGATACTTTTCACACAGCGGGCAAGTATGCCCATACGTTTCCGGACACACTTTTACCGAACGATTCGGGAGGAAATGGATTTTCACTTTCCGCACAATAGCGAAATGCCCGACTTCCTCTTCCGCAATATTGTCTTTCTTCCCCACCATAAAGGGGAGAATGTGCATCGTGACTTCCGTATCTTCGGAAGGCCACCACAGTTTATTCCCTTCCGGAAGATTTTCGGTGAGGAGAAATTCCCGAGATTCTCCGCTGACCGCTTCTTTGTTTTTTGCAAGACGCCGTTCACGTTCTGCTCTCAGCCTTTCAAGAAAAGTTTGCGCGTTACCCATTATTTGTCCTCCTTGTTGTAGATATTTTTCATACATTCAAGCACGGAACGTGCTTTTTCCAGTCGAAAAGAAGCGTTCATATACTCGATGTACAGCTCCTCATTTTCCACAATGGACATCGTTCTGATCTGCTCTTCCGTATACTTCTCCCCGGCTGCTTTCTTTGCGTAGAGTTTCAAGCGTGTTTTGTGCTTGGCGATCTCATACGCAGCCGTTGCTTTCATGCTCTTCCCCAGCGCATTTACGTACTCTTCTGTGTACTGTACGTATTCTTCTTTTGTGCAAATACTCGACATTGCCGCCTCCTTGTGTTGGTTGTGGTTTAACTTAATATAGCAGTCGTTTTTAACTTTACAAGTACCCTAAACGGAAAATTACTAAATTAATGTATCTCGGAAACCGACGAAAATGGGGAAGCGCAAACTGGCAGCGCCATGCGCGTCCGTTGTCTCTTCAAAATATTTAACCGTAATTGTTCTTCCGACGTACTTCTCTTCATTTTTCAAAAACTCGATACGCTGCTCGGCGGTGAACCCGCTGCCGACTGATACCGGATTACCCTTGTGGCGAATCACAAAGGCCCCCAAACATTTTACAGGCACCATGCGCCCATTCATGTCCATCATGTTCATTTCAGTTGCAATCGTATCTTCAATGACGTATTCCGCACTCACAAACTTTTTGACCTTCAAAAGATCGGAAGTGCGCCCCGCCAGATAAGGCTGATTCGCCCTGAGAATCAGGCCTTCATACCCTCTTTTTTCAACAATGCACTGTGCCTTCGTAAAGTTATACGGAGTGTACCTTACCGCTCCGACTACGCTTACGGACGGAGACAGGCCCTCGAATCTTTTCCTGATGAAGTTCAGCCTATCTTCATACTTCGGGCTTTCAGCACACCCCATAAACTCCGGGTAAGTCAGGTAGTCGAAGACTTTATAGTGCGCATTTTCCATATCATAATTTTTGCGCTTGATCTGCGATACCGCTTCTTTAAAGTTTTCTCTTCCCTCGTCATCAATTACGCACAGTTCGCCATCGAGTACGCAGTCTCTGTGGAAATTGGCAAAGTTCTGTAACTCACGCTTGAGAGTGCCGAGTGAAGTAAACTCGTTACCAATTCTTGAGAAAAATCTTATGTCATGATCCTTAATGATAGTGATGCAACGGACGCCATCCAGCTTGCGCAAAATAAGGTATTCTTCTTTGGCAACCCTGTCTCTATACTTTTCGTTTTTATTAATGTCAAATGCAAGGGCAACCTTAAACTCGGGAATCAGGCCTGTAAGCACTTCATTGATAGTCGTACTGTCGATCCCGATTTTCAAATTGCGATTAAAGATATCTACAAAGATACTCCGGATAGAAGTCTGATCATATTCAGGCTGAAACGTGACAACCGATGATACCGCAGTTTCGATATAGAACTTTACAGCAGACAGCGCATTATTTCCAGTAAGCTTGCGCTCTGCAAGCATCCTAAACAACATAAAGATATCAGTACATTTGCAGTCTGAGCAGTTATGCGTAATTGCCTGATTTCCTGTGATTCCAAATGTAATGTATGGATTATACATGTACGAAAGAAACAACTTTATATCTTCATCATGCGAAAACGCACTCAGGAAGTTTCTCTTGTCATTCCGCTTATTTGATGCAGTGATGCCCTTGATAAAATGCACAATCTTTACTTCAATAGACATTTTTCCATATCCTTGTCTGTTCAAAATTTTCGATAACTATAATTTTATCTTCAATGGTCATTTTTCTACACACTAAAAACATAGCATACAGATGATGTGGCAGCATGGGCAAGTAATGTGCCGTGTTGGCTTTTACAGTTGCACGCCACTTAGCATAACTGAATTTCTTACACACGTTATAGTCATACTCGTTTATCCGTTTCAGCACGCCCAAGTCGTCTAAAACGTCGCAAGCAGTTTCGTGTATAAAATCTACAACAAGGTTTATACGATGCTCCCGCAATAAAATGTTCAACTCTTTTACAGACATGTAAAGTGCGCTTATATCTGTTTTCTTTGACATGGTACAGCGATTCCAATACCTCCTGATTGAGTTGCAACGAAGCATTCACAGACTTCTTTATATCATCGATATCCGAATGTGAATTGTATATCGCGTCATAAATAATCTGTGCAATGAGGTTGCCGACTACATCGGCAACCTCAAGTGATGACGTACTTGTCTGTTCACGATTCTTATGAATCTTCCTGCTTCAGCACCACCCGTTACCGGGCAGCCCCACAGGCACTACCGGTGTGACCCACCGTGTAAATCCTCAGACCCTCCTTACGGAGGTTCAACGCCGCGTTCAAATCCCGGTTGATCGGCTGCTGATTACCGTGCCGGGTTACACTCCCCGGTTTAGGCTTCCAGCAATTCACTTTCTTCTTCGATGCGGCTCACGCCGCAAAGGGACCATCAGCTACGCTTCTTGATGTGTAAACGTAGTTGAGTTGATCCATATCACACTTCAAGAGCAAACGCAATCTGCATAGGAAGTGCAGCGTCTGAGCAGTCATAGTGCGGGACAGAAAACACTTCGATCAGCGTAGCAAACCGCATCCGATCTTTCATGGTTGTGCTTTTCAAAATACAAGAGCGCAAATAACCTAAAATAGCTTGACGGGCAGATTCTCCCTGTCCTTTGTACTTTGCGCAAAAAGCGGCTACTTTTTCCCATTCATTCTGCTTCTTGCCGACAATGATCCGGCAGATTTCGATCGTATCAACTTTCAGCTCCTCACCCATGCCTCCGCACATCGAAATTGCATTGTCAGCATTCATGCCATTAAGCATATAGTTTTCAAGAATTTGTAATGACACACGCGTATTTCCGTCAGAAGCTCTTGCGATCTTAATAACGTCTTTGTCATCAATTTTGATACCCTCCGCTTTGATAACCCGGTTAAGATTATCGTAAATAGACTTGTTTGACATCGGATTGATCGTAATGATCTTACACCTGCTCCTCAGAGCCTTGCCCAAAGCGTCAGGTTCCGTAGTTGCAAAAATGATAATCGTCTGCGGGGGGGTATCCTCACATTTCTTAAGAAGTGCTTCTTGCGCGGGCTTCAATAATTGGTGACATTCGTCAAGGAGGAAGATACGAGCCTGCGCTTCTTTACCGATCGGCCGCGTACCCATCATGTCACACAGTTCTCTGATCCTGTCAATGCTGCGGTCTTTTGACGCATCCATAACCGTAAAGTTTGAGTGGTCAGGATCACATCCGATTGCCCTCGCAAACACGGTAGCAAGGGTAGTCTTGCCACAACCGGAAGCTCCACCAAAGAGAAATACTTTCGGGCGGTCTTCTGGATTCTGAGCAACAATCGCCTTCATGAGCTTTACTGCGTCCGGCTGACCGACAATCTCATCAAACGTTTTCGGACGATACTTCAAATACAGTGACATATTATTCCCTTTCAGTTGGTTTAGTAGTTGCAAACAAACACTTCTTGTGTAATGTCATCTTCTTTTCTTTTCACGCGGTAACTTCCAGCATAAGCGTCCTTGTTTATAAAGTGTACTGTGTATTTACTCATCCAGTCAGCTAACACATGATTAAACTTCCCTTTGTACCGGACTACATTTGATAACCCGAACCGCACTCCTGCGGCATTAAGTTTGTCAAGCGTAGAGTATAACAGGTACTCATTACTGTAACTCCACAATTTATTGTACTCCGCAGACGTAAGCATGTACGGTGGGTCGCAGTATACAAAATCGTTCTTATCCATGTGTTCTATTTGCGGCATAGCTTCATTGAATGGCATAGCCGTAAACAGTACATACTTATTTACAATAGTGTCAATAAACTCTTTTAGCGCCTCACGGCGTTTTGGGTTTAGATTGTTATTCTGTTTACCAGCAGGGGTGTTAAATTCCCCATCAGAATTGAACCGCACAATGCTATTATACGAATATGCAATTAACACGAATAACATAACGGCGCTGTCAAACTCAGTCTCTCTCCGCGTTGCCACTATAAAATTGTAATCATCTCTTAGTTTATTGTATGATTCAACACTTAAAGTATCAATGGCATATCTAGAAATAACCTCATCTACACTATGCGTAAACAGTGCAGTCCGGGCAATGCGCATGTGGTTATACATACAGATCAGCTGCCTGCATATATCATTTGCAACATATTTTTCCGCTTTTGTATTGAGTGTGATGGCTAGTCCACCACAAAACATATCATACAGCGTACATATATTATCAGGGAATAAGGGAAGTAAAAAGGATAACAGCTTATCCTTAGACCCTGTATATGTCATCGGTGAGTGTACAAAGTTATCAGCTTGCATGCGTAATTTCTCCATAACTTGTCATGTGAGCCCATGTACCGCCTACTTCGCTGATATCCGCATCCGCAGTAATCGGATACAGCAGCCACGGCCAACGCTTACGAACCGCCGCCTGACTGTCAAGATACAGATCAAAAACAGTCTGTTGCTCCGAAGGGAGTAAGTCCAAAACGATACTGTCATGAATCTGACATACTATTTTTGATTCTAACTTATAGTAAGTCATTCGCTTCTGCAACTCAATAAGCGTCAGTAAAAGCAAGTGAAATGTAGAACCCTGAATAATCGTATTCATAGCCTGCGTCTTTGTCATCGCGGCAACCACACGGAATCCGGTTGGGTAGTCTAAGTATCCCTGTTTTTTGTACAAATCCCATATGGCTTCTTTCCATGCGCCATATTCCTTAAAAAGAGTGTTCCAATACCAATCGAATACCTTTTCCGTATGCTGGAGACACGTATCATAATCGACTACGCCTAACTTGGCCATATGGTCTTTCAGCTTTTCGCCTGTCGGGAGTGTAAAATTCGATTCTTCGATATACTCCCACAGCGAGGCGGCCATCGATGATGCACCTGCTCCGTAAAATGAAGCAAACACAAATCTCCCCTTTACGGAAGATCGCAACTCCTTACACAATTCATTATCATTGAGCTTATAAAACTCTTTCTCAACGAATGTATGCATGTCGATCGTCTTGTCGTGCAGGAATTGCAACATCTGCTTATCCCGGTGCAGACAGCAGCCAACACTAACCTCAGCAGACTGCAAGTCGATTTCAGCCAGCATCCTATTTGGGCTTCTGGGTATAAACCCATTTCTTACGATTTCTTTAATCAGCTTATTGTGCTTCGGAACCTGTTGCAGGTTCGGAGAATCGCATGACGACCGATACGTTCTTACAGTGTGAAGGTTGATGTTGGGGTGAACAAACCCATTCATGTCCGCACCAAGCATGATGGGAGTGATAAGGCTTCCCCACATTTTACCGAACTGCTTATATCTGCTGAATGGATTACTGAATTCATAAGGCAGCTTTTCAATAACGGAAGCATCTGCCGACTTACCACCCTTGTCCGTGATTTTGAATTTATCGAAATGGATATCGTGTTCAAGTACGGCTTTCAACTGATCGTTGGAATCGATGTTAGTCTTAGCTCCATACCTCTCATGCCAGCATCTTCCGATCTCCGACTGAGTGAGTATCTGAGTGCGTAAACGCTTGATTTCTTCTTGGATAACGGGTTTCTGTCTCTCGTAGTAATCCCTGTCAATTTTAAATCCATTGACGGATACTTGAGTAAGGGCCTCTTCACCCATCATCACAAGCTTAAAGGCATCCACTGTAGTTGGCGTAATCATTATTCGCTCTCGCTTTCAATCGGGAAAGTACCGTAAAAATTTTTAAGCATTTCATACAGTTTAAAAAATGTACGAAACTCTACAAGACTATCGATTGCGTTGTATGTAAGAAGCTGCCTGATCGGTATTGATGCAACCCTGTTCAAGGCATATTCTCCGTACAGCTTCTTATCCTGCTTACTAGGCTCTAAGTAAGATTCAATATGGCCATTCCATACGGAGCATCCGGTAAGCATAGGGCCGATAAACTTAATCGACAGCCACTTTACGTCTCTGTTGTCAAGAACATGGGCTAGCAACATGGTATCAGCGATCAGTCTTCTTGGCATTACTTTCAATTTAACCATAGTCCACATGCGTTCAAACGCACTGTTGTGTGCTATCTTCCTGATATGCTTTGTGGCCCAATACTCACGCATAAGAGAATACGTTGTATCATCTATCTTAAACGCATATGAGTTATCGCGATCTTCGCATACCGCACAACTGTACAATTTGGCAGCGGGATTATACGGTTTCAGACAGTTAGTCTCGTAGTCAAGAGCGGAAAACCGTTCTGTTTTGTCATTTATGCGGTCTCGCAGCCACATGGCGGCCTCTTTAGGTTCAAGCAGACGTACACACTTGTTTTCCGGCGTGTACGTGTCAGGCGGCTTGGCAAGGCTTTTAATAGCCATGTGTACGTCGCGCTCGATAATGAACTCTTCGACCGTCTTGTACTTTGCCGAACCCGGATGAGGGGTGTACGTAAACATCATGTTACAGCCAAGTTCACGATTAGGATGCACCCAACCGTGAACTCGGTCAAGGAAAATACCGTCTTCAATGATGTAAGACAGCAGCATCTTAGCTGTAAATTCACCAAAACCGATTACGAGTACCGGCTTAAGCCTCTTTATCGTCTTGATGAGGTTTGGCTTGCAGTGAATGGCGTGTTGCTCTTCTTTGTACTCGGAATAACACTGAATGGTGGAAGTCATCCATATGTCATCCGTCGTAATGCCGTACTTGTACAGCAGATCACGAACGTAAGTGTAACGACTTCCGCAAAAGTACGTTTTTGTAGTCTGCTGAATTGCGTCTTGGGCGTCGAACACAATCAGAATTTTCTTATGGCCATGTCCTGCCAATTGCAGCCGTGAACCACAATCTAGTCTGCAAGCAGAGCAATTAGAGTTTTCATACTCCGGTACAATATGCGGAAGGTCGAGCATTTTTATTCCTCAAACAAACAAGCCATACAGGTGTACATCGGCGCCGTGCCGACGATCCTGCTTGAATCAACTCTGAACACCTCGACAAGCTTAACCATGTCGGAAAGAAGTTTCAACAGAACGGTGAATCTTACGTGCTCTTTGCACTGCACATTCGCAACCCGTTCACGAAACGTACTTCCGTCTTCCCGCTTGGCAAGAATTGTAAGAACTCCCTTTTCAATATCGATCGTAACCCTCTTTACTTTCGCATCCTTTCCGCTGAAAGGATTGCACCTGTCAAGCACCTGATCGAAATCAGGAGGAAAACGGAATTCCGATGACGAAGGTAGTTCAAGGGCTTCATCCGCACCGTTGATCGGGAAGTTTGCGTCTGAACGTGTTCTCGTGCTGTAAATGCGCATTTCGTCGTCATAGAGATGCACATAGCCGTCAGAGATATAATACCTCTTCGGACACATTTTGTTTACAAAACCGATACACTCAGGAGAAATGAATGTCATTCCGTCAAATAGACTTTTCGCTTCTTCTCCCATAAAGAATCTTGCCGCCCGTACATTGGACAAGGCATACATTGCTCCGTCATGAATTACGCAGCGGCTGTATGCTTCTTTCGTGCCATCAGTTGCGAATCCTGTAAAGTTCAAGGCAGTCGCAAACGTCTCGGGGAGACGCTTGAAGTCATTCACGTTCAGATGGATAAGAGATTCATCATAAATGATATCTTCACGCACCGCAAACTCGGCTACGGAATTCTTGCCTTTGATCTTGAGATTCCCATTGTGCATACCGATAATGACTTCTTTATCGTTCATCTTACGAATGAAGTCATACAGCAGTTGCAATTCTACCGCACAATTCTTGACGTCCGTAACCAAAGGAACGCTAACACCTACGGAATCATTACTGCAACAAATACGATTGTTACAGAATACCGCATAAGTGGACGCCTCCGCAAGTTCAGAAGGCGTAACGTTGTCTTTGAGGCATTGAATGGCCTCGTAAAACGTTTTTCTGTTAAGTGTCGTAGCCATCAGTTAATCTTCGCTTTCAAATTGATGTTGTAAACCTCGTCACCCGGATGATCTTCGCACTTGGTAAGGATACGAACATTCGGATGGGTGAACAGCTTCACCATAGCGTCAAAAGTGCGCGTAATGCGGTTGGGGACGCACTTATGGATGCCCTTATACATTGAACATGCTTTGGCTCTCCACTCGGAAGCGTCCACTTTGCCATCAAACGCTGTAAACAGAGTAGCGGCAATGCAGTCTTCATACGTCGCATTGGCAAGGCGCTTGCTTGCGGATTCTTCGGCAAGCTTGCGCTGATCGAACGGTACGAAATCAAGCTCTTCAACCATGAACTTACGAAGTTCCGGTTCGATATTGATGAAATCAGTTTCGAGAATCTGATCGTAAGTGCCTTTAATTGTAGCAACAATGAAATCTTCATCTTTCGTTACGACACCGTCGATCTCGCCGTCTTCGAGATTGAACTCTTTGGCAATCGCCTTAAACACGGCGATCACTTTATCTTTCCGTGACATGCCTTTCAGCGTAAAAGTCGTCTTTACCCGTTTCCTGCTCGGGTCGAGCTCCTGAATTTTCTTTTCGAGCTCTTCAATTCGCGGGCGGTAAGTATCGCGTACTTTGTCCATTTCCTTCTCGTTTGCGGCCTTTTTGAGGGCCCTTGTATAGTTGCCCTTAAAACTGTTCAGAGAACGCTTGAGCGCCGCCAGCTGCTCGGTATTCGTCATGTTGTTTTCTCCTGTTGGTTGGTTGGGTTTACCACTTAAAATAGCACGTGAATTTTCAAATGCAATAGTTAAAAGTTAAAAAGTTAAAATTATTTGCTAAACTGCAAAGGCTTGGGCGGCTCCCTAAAAACGATCCTCGAGCATATCCAGGGGGTACCGAGTGCAAGGCAGCCGTAACACTCGGCTTGCATGGATTCGTCAAACGGATGCTCGCGCTTTAGGAGGGCTGCAATTCTCGTAATTCCGTTTTTCCGCTCTTCTGGAGTGCAGGTTATTGCAAAGGCTGCCGATACCTCGTCAAAGCATCGTTTATCCAAGGAGAACGACCGAATCGTTAAATCCTCAAAATTAAATGATGTGCTGTTTGACTGCATTGCAGTTATGACGAGACAGTCGAACATCTCGGGGTCTGCCTCTGCCCGCATAGTTTGCCATATGTAATGAGTACTTTCACGCTCATCTCCCTTCTCTTGTGCAAGAATACCAGCGTAATCATAGGCGATTACGTCAGGGTGATCCCATCCATATTTCTTGCACACACTCCTGATGATAGCCCTTCTCTTTGCTACGGTAAGGGTTCCTGACGGGGCGTGTTCGATATGCAAAACACCTTTGTTTCCTGACGCTAGCCACTTATCCCGCAGCCGCTGCACCATGCCGCTGTCGAGAATGGGGCGTCGCACTTTCCTATACGTAATTGCAAAATCGTATGATTCTTTATCTTGGCTTGAATTTGCACATTTCGTACACGGCTTGTACTCCTTATTGTCATCTTTGATGTACGGGTCAACTTCCTTAAAGTCATTGAGCAGGTTTCCGGAACCTTCCCGGTTCATGCACATCCCCATCTGATTCCTTTTGCAGTCAAGATATGGAATACGTTGCATGTCCTGATAATACTTATTTGCAGTCGTGCGTGCGTCTGCTTGCCACACACGCATAATCATCTGATTCTGCGTCATGTCCCCTGCCGAAAACAGAATCACACGCTTGCCCTGATTTCTCGCATAGCGGCACAGCTCCATGATATTATAAGTTTTTCCGGACTTCATCCTGCCCACAAAGGTTATGAACCCTCCCCGCACCAGCGTATTATTCATAACTTTACCGAGCGCTCCCGGAAGCGTAATTAGCTGTTCATATGTTTCATTTACCGTAGATTCGATATCTGAATCAGACAGAGCGTAAACGTCGGTTCCGGATACCTTCCCCCGATCAAATGATTCGCACTTGGCAAGAAGAGACTTAGCTTCTTCTATTCTTCCCTCGTTTGTAAGTTCCTGCGCTTCCTTACTTACAAGGTTAATGGCCGTTGCTTGAAAGTAGTTAAATGTTTCGGATATTTCAAAGTCAATATCCGTACACTCTTTTTCGTTTGCAAACGATTCTACAATAAGTTTTAATTCGGCCCTGTCATCGGCCGACAACTTATTCAACACGGAAGCGTTGTCTAAAAAGCGATTTAACTTGTCTTTAGGGGCTTGCTTGAACTTTTTATAGTAAGCAAGACACAACTTTGCAAACAAAGAATAGTATTTACCAGACAGCAATCCTCTTTGGTACACGCATGATATTTCGTCAATATAAGCGTCAGAAGTTGCTAATAGATAACAAATTCTATTCTCAAACTCATTCGATACGTCTTCAAGTTCCATATAGGTATACTCACTGTCTTATGACGTGCAGTTGAGATGTAATCTCACCAAGTCTCATTGCAATTTTAGGCTGTGTCGGAAGATCGATGCTTGTGAGAAACAGCACTTTCCCACAACTGTATAAACTGTTAATTAGATTGTATATGACATCATACATGTACGAATTGGAACTGTCAAAATCATCTATAAATACACAGTCTGATCTTAGTATGTACGCTTTTTTTGCCTGATATGTTTTAATATCCATTCTCAAATCAACCATAAAATCAGACCAGTCAACATAAGTACACGCTGCCCCCTTACTGAGATAATACTTCATCCAAGCTACAAGGAGCCAAGTCTTGCCTACACCTGAATCGCCAAAAATATATAAACCCTTCTCCCCATTCTGCACTTCCCTCCCGCTTGGGAAAGCGAGATGTTCTTTCTGTAATCTGGCTTCATGATATCTGATTGGAACGTGCTGCGATTCTAAGTGCTTAGAAATCATAGCTTTGTTTACTGCGCGTACCTCTTCGACACAGGCAGCTTGGCACTTCGGGCATAATTCAGTCTGCTGACCTGATGATACCCCTAAAAGCACGTACTGCTTTAAAGTAGAACCACAGATGTTGCATTTCATTTTAAAGGTTTCAGTGTAAGAGTTTCGATACTGTAATATCTGCACACCGTCGGATCAGCAGTACCCGAAAATATCGTATTAACCATATCGTCGCGCACAACCATATCAAACGAGAACCGAGAATTCTTAACCCATACAGAACTGGAAAGCTTACTAATAAAGCGATTTATGGTATCTTCATCAAACTTTGAAAAATATACCTCAAATGCTCTCATCTTTTTGCCATATGGCATACGTAAAGGCATTTGAACTGCCGACTTTATCCTGCTTATGATCTTGGAAGCCGCTGATTCTTCATCGTTAAATTCTGAATCTTCATTTCCATAATCTAAATTAAGCGTTCTCATCTTCCGTGCTGTCGAATTTCGTTTTTCCAGAAAGGTATTTGTAAACTGATACGGCACTGATTCCGAACTTCTCACCAAGCGCCTTATACGACCATCCGGCCTTTCTAAGTTCTTGGATTCTTTTAAATTCCTGCTCTCCGATCATTTTATTGCGCCCCATAACTCATTACTCCCTTATCATATTCTTCCTGCATCTTGGTGGCGTATTCCCTGATCCACTCAGCGTACACACCGCCTACATTAATTCATGATATCATACGTAAAAGTATATGCTCTATACGCTTACGTTTTACTTTTGTTTTAAATTTTTTATATTTTCTCTTCCTGTTCGATTCAAATGCATCACACAGTTCCCTGTACCACTGACAATTAAATGCAACCGCCACACGAATACAAGCCCCCACATTGACAGGTTCATCCTGAGGTACAAGAATAACTTCAAGACGATTCGACTGTAATTCGTACAGCATCTCACATAAAACAGCTTTTGTACACATCAGAAATTCCGTTTGAATTTCGGCTTTTGATACTGAGGAAAAATTCCACGGCAGGCTTCGCTTGCGATTTTCTTTGTATCTGCATTGAATCCATCCGTGTCAATGATCCACTTGAAGTAAGATACCGGAACTTCCGCGAGGGGAACCCCCTTGTATTTGCCGTACCCCAATACGGCTACTTTCCGTTTCGGATCGAAAATGAACATCCCTTTAAAATCGATCTTTAGCGGGATCGCTTCCGACACCTTAAGAAACATTTTGAGGTCATCTCCATGTTCGATGATCATGTTTTCAAACACATTGATCGTAGCCTTGATGTCAGCCACGGCATCGTGCACATCTTCAAATTCGTAACCGCAGTAATGCACGTGTGCAGCTTTCAGCGTTCTTTTTCCTTTCCCTGCCGGGCCGTAAAAATGCGTGAAAAGCTTATAGCCATCCAGCACTCCGGCACACTCAGGAACTTTAAGCCCGCGTCTTTTGAACTCATTCATAAACATCGGGATATCAAACTTGAAGTTGTTGTACCCTGCCCAAATGGCACCATGTGCCATGCGGTAAAGTTTATCAGAAAAAGCATCGAAAGCAGCATACTGCTTGGCTTCTTCATTCGTGATGCCGTGAACTCTACTTGCTCCTTCTGAAATTTCAATTTCAGGATTGCACTTAAATGTAAACTCGACAGCCTCATGGTTCGGTGTCGTCCTAATACCCGCAAACTGCACAATCCTGTCTTCCTCAGGATCAACCCCCGTAGTTTCCAAGTCAAAAAACAAAATAGGGACGTCAAACATTTGGTTTTCTCCATGCTTGAAATAAGTTAATAATGTAATATAACATGAATTTAACTTATTTCAAGTCCATAAATTAATAATTTCCGCTCTTAATTTTCCCGGTGCTGATCCTCTAAAACTTCATTGATTTTCTGTATAACCATATTGGGTGTAATGGTTTGTGTACACATAAAACGTTTTTGTGAAAGACGTTGATACTCCGCTTCGCTTTCGGAATCTGAAACTTTGAGTGCCTTCAACCTATCGTCGATACGCGGACACCACATGTAATCATGGCGAGAAAACTGAATTCTCGTATCATTCCAGCATCCGATGCACTCACACATTGTATTGATTACACGATACTTTGTGTAAAATTCTGCATACGGCAGACTGAAACCGCTAATCATGACGACAGGAACTCCGCTGCACCATGCAAGCCACGAAAGCCCACTTGCCATGCCGATGAACATCTCAGCGCCCTTAAGCACGTCAACTCTTGACTGCAAAGAAAGGTCTCCGGTCATGTCAATCACGCCGTTCGGCATGTAGTAGTATAGGGGGGCGATCCCACATACATCAGATTTGTCGATGCACACAACTGCATACTGCAAAGAATGTAGGTACTTGACCACCTTCTTCCAGCCGATCGGATTATTCCAAAACTTGTTCGCCTTACTGCCGGAATATGAGATACACACATACTTTTTACCGGCCAGTGGATTCGTACCTGTATCTCTAAGCTCAAGGTGCCGGGTTTCCTCGTTGCGGATTCCTAAAATGTTTTTGGCCTGTTCATGAAGGCCGTCAAGCCTGAAATCATACGGTTGCCAAAATTTACTGTATGATTCATCGAAAAACAAACCCAAGTAGTATGTAGCATATGGAGTGTAATTGCATTTATCCTCAAGTTTAATTACTTTGATCTGCTCTGAATCCTTAAGCAGTTCATAGATATCGTTATTCACGACGCACACACACTTACATTTGTGCTTTCTTTCAAAGGCAGGAACGGCGGACAACCATGCAAGAGAATCTCCAAGCGTCCTTACGCTGCACATAATCATAACTGTTTTATCAGTAAGATCAAGCGTCTCCCGGAATACACCATGCTTCCCGGTTATCGTAACCGTGTAGTCCATGTAATACTTAAAAGGAAAGCTCCACTTGCATCCGGCGGCAAGTGGTATGTCGCACAATACGTCACCTGCGGATGTTTCGATATGAATGTTAAACATATCGTCGCTGTCGCTCGGAGAATGGCATCGAAATCCGTAGTTGAAATCATATTTGATTCCGGTAACTTTGTCTTCAAACAAAGGAACTTCCGGCAGTACGCCCCAACTTTCAGCCCATATTTCCGATCCCTGCATACTTCCTCCTTATTGTATAAGTGCTTTGATATCTTCTATTTCTGATTGACTGCAACTGTTTATGTCTTTTGCCGACACCCTGACGATAGCCACTTTTACACGATGCTTAATCGCACTGGCCAACGATTCCGCACCGAGTTTTCCAGCTTTATCATTGTCATAAGCGATATACACTTTATCGTATGCACAAAGAGATTCAGCCTGACTTCTGCTCCATTTGACACCGAAGGTGTGTACGGCCCCTGCACCGATGCTGAGAGCGTCAAACACTCCCTCACACACAATTACTTTACTGTAAGGTACGTCATCTTCCCCATACAAGACGTCTTTGTGCATTATCCGTTCATACTCAGGATAAGCAGTCATGTACTTTACTTTGCAATTGTCCGTGTAATCCCTGCATTGATAAGATACAGGTATCCCATTATGGATCAACGGAAACACGATCCTCCCTGCAAACATTCCGGTAAGGTTGCCGTCGGGTTTCGGTATTACAAACTCGTTATCCGTGTATGTAATACCGCAGCGCTTTACCATGCTTACAAACTCATCTATCGACATCCATTTAAATCTTCTCCTCAAGTATATGAAAGGAATTTTGGCTTTCAATATATTTCCCGACGAAGGAACTTTAAACTCAAATGCCGACGAACACACTTTGGCGGGATCATCGTTATGCCAACTTTTCGATCTACATGTGTACCTCCGTACAATCGATTTTGATTCCGAGGCTCCGCAGTGGAGCAGCTCGTGGATTACAGAATTTATATTATGAGTTCCGCACCGGAAACATGTTGCCTTGCCGTCATCTGTGAGACCTAAATGATAATCGTTATCCCCACAGTAAGGACAGCATACATTGGCCCACTCCCTGCGCAGTTTGTAAGGGATGTGGTTGTCCTCCAGAAGCTGTACAATCCCGCCTCTCATACATCTAGAATTTCTGCGCAATAAATTCAGGGCCGAACGGCAAAGTAAAGATTGTGTTACAAAACATCCTCCACTCACTGAGTTTATGATTCTTTCTTTGCTCATACACCGTTCGCAACTGCAAATAATTTGTGGAGATATGTGCAGTCAGCAGCATTCCCATAGGACACGAATACGAAAGTTCTTCGTCATCGTTCACATCTGAAAATACGTCATCATCGAAAAACTCATTCTGTATCACAGTTGATACTTTAGGATGAAACATATAGTCATCTTTGGCAGCTCTCATAGCCTTGAGTTTGTGCATTTTCGACATAGAAGATACATTTTGAATAAAGTGGTACCTCCCACATTGCAGCCACCACACGTTAGAGGCTGTAACATCCATCGTCACAAGGATGCCGGACAGAAAGTTACAATGCCCGGAATTAGAATGAGTTTGGCACAGGCGAATGGCTCTCTGAATATGCTTATTAGGGGCTTGACCTTTCATGCTGTAATAAGTTTCGATCCATTCCTTTACCTCAGATACTTCGTCCATTACTTTACAAGGATCGTATTCTGTAAGCATCGGGTACCCGCTGGCAACGATTGCTTTCTCGAGATTGTACACACTGATATTACTGATATTCATACTGCACCTTTACTTGTCAAGTTTAGCGATCACTACGGAAAGAAACCACTTACCGTCTACAATTTTGCACTTCAAATCGATACATACACCATCCTCTGTAAGAAGAGAATCAGGCTGCTTCTGAGGTTTCGCACCATATCTCTTAACATAATACGCTCCCATCTCGGAATACTCAGCGTAGCAGTCTGCACCATCAACGCATAACTTAGTAATGGATGCATATTTCAGTCTTCCATTTACAGGACGAAACGTAATCATAGTAGCAGCATCATACCAGTAAATGTAGGCGTCTCCTTTCAAGTTATGTTTGTACTCCGGTTTCGGTACAAACTCTTCACCTATGATGTGTCCGCATACGTTTACATTGCTTTTCGGGTTTTCGACTACTGGTTCTTCATACTTGACTTCCTTTTGCCGATCGGGAAGAGCATAATGGATTCCGATAGCACCTAGTACTGCCACCCAAATAATCAATACAATCACGCACACATTCACGATGACAAGCTTCGTACCATCTTTCATTTCAACATCCTCCGGTTAATAGGTTTACCAATAATTCTTTTCTATGCGGAGCTCTGCCGTCAAGGACTTCCGTCGTTATCTTCTTTTTTCTATCCAAAGTACGGACAAGCATTTCGTCGATGCTGTCATACACCACAAGGAACGAAACATTCACACGTTCTTTCTGCCCGTTCCGATCTAGACGGGCGATAAGCTGATCGATGTCCGCGGGAGACCACGGCAGTTCGCATATCGCCATGTGGCTGCACACGTTTTGAAGGCCGTCTACCCCTTCTTTCATAGATTGTATGTTACATATCAGCATCCTTTTTTGTTTGTTGGTTTTAAACTCAGTAAGAAGTTTGTCTTTTTGTTTTGCCGACGCATCCCCATTGATGAGTACAGACGACCTCTCAAACTCACGATACAAAGCGTTCCCACACAATTCTTTATGGATACAGCCCACCACAATCTTTTCATCGGTTTCATTCATGAAATCTTTAAGCCATTCTACAATATACGGTAATTTTAATCGTATCGCCTCCTGTAAGTATTTCTCAAAAGACTGCCGAACTTTAAACATGGCGGCCCCGCGCTGTTTACCAGTCTGTTTCTTCATCCACAATGTCTGATGCCGGGCCTCCCTTTCCAGCGTATCCAGTGCAGCGGAACGAACATTAAACGGAACTACGTCGATATCAACTCTCGGTATCTCTTTGTACACATCTTTTTTCGTTCTGCGAATCATGACGCCGCTATCGATCAGCTTATTATGCAGCTCTATCGTATTGGCGCTTCTCGATTCGCTGGAAAATGCGCCGGATGCTCCCCCGCAATACCGCTGCTGGAACAGAAAGTATGATCGAAACAAGTTTGGATTCACAAGTTTCACAATATGCCATATGTCGGCAGTGCGATCCGTCAAGGGGGTACCGCTTAAGCATATGCACGATTTAACGTGCGGCACAAGCATATCAGCAGCGGCAGAACACCTTACAGGTGCCGACGGTATACTCACCTTCTTAATCCGATGCGCTTCGTCGTATACAACCATATCCCACTTCATCTTACAAAACAGGTCTACCCAATAATCATATATGTTGTAATTTATGACTACGTAGTTGGCGTGTTTCACACTCAGGCAGTCACCATATTCAAACTTCTGCCCTTCGCATACGTATGTGATTCCAGGCTTCGTTACCCAATTTTCAATGTACCGTTTCCACTGATACTTAATCGCGGCCGGGCACACAATAAGCACTTTCCTTGCATTCGAGGCAACGATGCACCCCAGTGCCGTAGGGGTCTTTCCCAATCCCATGCTGTCCGCATCCAGAATGTTCCAATTATTATTCTTAGCCTGTAAAAGCGCCTGATACTGGTATGGGTACAACGGAATGCGCAATCTGCCGCCTAAAGTAAGAACATCGGAACAGTCATAATTCCTGCGCAATAAAGCATTTATGCTTTTATCGGAAGCCGGAACCCGATAATTCTTACCATCTCTTTGGTAATATAGATAATCGTTTTTACTTGAAACTTTCATGCAACTCAGGATTCACTTTGTTTAATGTTATCGCGTAAATTCGGTACAACTCTTTCCCTGATTCCTTACTGTACAGTTTACAGAATCTATTACGCATACAGATGCCGACGCTCACAGGGATAATGTCGATCCGCTTGCCGTTTGACTTCAAATAACATTTCGAAAACTGTTCCTGCAACTTATCACACATTGCAATCCTGTCAGCGAAGATGCCGACGATTACACATGTGTGCGCGTCAATGACGCCGATGACTTCATACACAGTCTGCATGGTTACTCCTGGGTCTATTGCGCCGGTTTTAACTAATGTAGCATTCCCGCTCCAGAGTTTCAAGCCCTATTGCGCATTAATTTTTAACTTTTATTTGTAATTTTTACTGTATCATGGTATATTGAAACAAAAAGGAGATTTTAGATGGCTTTTAAACTTAAAAATCAAATTGAACGCAGAGAAAATACAGGTGAAAAAGTAATCGATACAAATGCCGATGCACTTGACTGCCTCCCTGCCTGCCTTGACGATAAGGATGCCGATCCCGCAATCCCAATTGCGGATAAACGTGTTGAAGATTTTCTTAACTGGATTGTGGATGCCGACGCACATACCACGGAAGAGTATTATACAGCATACCGCGAGTACATGACGCCAATCACCGGAATCCGTCACATCGACATCAACAATATGCGCCGCATGATGATGAAACAGAGGATAAGAGAACGGATTAAATTTCTCAGGGCAGCAGAATGGGAAATCAACAAGCCGACGATTATAGGTGTCACAAAACGCCTCGAAAACATTATAAATCAGGAAGAAAACAAACCTGCCGACGTGGTTAACGCAATCAACACTCTTGTAAAAGTTGCCAATATCGGAGACGCAAATGCCGATGCACATACCGGAGGAAAGATCACGGTAGTTTTCAATATGCAGGAAAAACCAAAAGATGTGATTATAAATGCCGATGCACATGACTAGATTTTACCGTCTAAATTGATTTGCATTGGGGGTTGACTATACGCCTGGTAAATCGAAAGCAGATGAGCGATCTTGTGATAGCGTCTGCGAAGCATAGATGCCGACGATTGCATATCCATACTTACAAATTGTGCTACAAAATCATCAACGTCTATGCCGCTTGCAATCGCTTTCACAATCTCTTCTTCGATGGGATGATACAATACTGTACTATCATCTATTGGATTGCGCGGAGTATGAGACTTGATGAATATTTTAGCGCAAAGGTATTCCGATAATTTAATCTGTTCATCGATTGCAGAACTTCGCATTAGTGCCGTAAACGCCGCTACATTCTTGACCGCGTTTATACTGTTCTGTAACTGTTCATTTGTCATAGCCGTTAAACACCTTTAGTTTAGCCTTATGGGACGACTTAGCGGCTAACCCAGTAAACTATATGGGAACACACTAAGTCGTATCAGAAGCGGCTCCGCGCCTTATTCTACGAATACAGTATATATTCGATAATTCTGCCATAGTCTACGTAGTTTCTTATCGCTTTTTCATTGTAGCTTAATACATCCCCATGCTCGATTACAACGTATGGCATAGCGGAATCAAATTCCCATAATGCCGAATTACGCTTTACCCGTAGATGTTCTGTTACGATATCATCAACCAGGTTAAAATCTTCGTCGTCATCCATACAATATATGCGATTACCTCCAGCCATATTATGGAGCTTGACAAGCGTATCGATGGGTAAATTTTTCAACTCATAGACTGTCATTTAAAATCCTCCGCTGTACGATGCGTATATCCGTGTATACGCTCTTATATTTCAATCCATTATACACAGAGTACATAAATTTTCTATCGCTATGATGCGTGCAATCTTGCCATACACCATTGCTTTTCGCCTGAATAACATAACAATAACGGTACTTATTGCATTTTCGCATCGTTTTACTCATGTTTATTCAACCTCCGAATAAAACAGATGAGTACCGGAAGAATTGTAACCCTTAAACTTAACAACGTTCGGAAACAATACTTTTACTCTGAAAGTAGTAAACTGATAATTGAATCTGATAGAACTTTCAAGAATATCGCCTTTAAATGTGCGATATGTTGCATCAAAGTAAACACCGAATGATTCTAACTCTTTACTCTTTACGGATATCCATACAGCCACAATCCCATAATTTTTAATATTGTAAAAACATCTAATGGTAACACTAGGAAGTGTTTGGTGGGTGTAGCCTTCTGCCGCAAGCGTATATGGAACTTTCAATTTTTTACAATAGAGATTATTTGAATTGTATTTGCTGTATTTATCCATATCTATGCAGCAGCGCGGATATGCCGACACACAGCCATCTTTTACCAAGCAAATGGGAAGCAAATCAGTAACCTTATTCAGAGTATCGATAATCTTATTGGCATTATCACAATAAAAATGTACAACGCCCATCACGTTCTTATTCATTTTTGCAGGCGAGTAGAAGAAGAACTCGAACTCGTCAAACACATCAGGAAGTCCATTAAGCACAGTTTCAGTCTCTTTGAGTTCGGCAAGTTCAGATTCGTACTTGTTTACAACTTCATTTTTCTTGGAATCGATATTGAATTTCATTACTTATTTCCTTATGTTCGATTACCAAATTACACAAATGATTACAGCAACCCAAAACGCAACCGGAATGGCGGCATATTTAAGCCAGTACAAGATGGTTTTCATCGCTAATCCTTTATTTATTTATTTATTGTTGAAATTTCGGATTAAGAATTTTCAACGATTCGAGCGTATACACATCATTTTCCATTTGTACTCCTCCTTTATTCTGTAACGATTGCGGTGGCGATTACCGCCGCCCAAAAAGCCAACGGCGCGATTGAATATTTTAACCAGTGTCCAACGGTTTTCATTTTATGGGCTCCCCTACTTCAATTTCGACGGAATACGACCCTCCAAAGTAAGTTACACCGATAATTCTAATATGCCGCCAGTAACGGGAATGAATTTTGATTTTATCATCAATTTCGGCGAACGACCTCATCCCATTAAGTACTTGCTTTCTCATGCTTCATCTCCTTCAATCAGTGCTGAATACAGCTTCCGGATATTCTGCATTGGGATTTTATGACATCCTATCTGCACATATTCATCCGTCATCTCCCGAAGCGTATACAGCCCAATATGCTGCCCTACTTTAACCCGTCCGGCTTTCCATGCTTTCAGCATCGCCCGGACGATGCGCCCATCCATACGAACATCTTGCGTTGTGATTACACCATCGCCGAGAAACTCCGGGACGACGTAAGACAAAGAATTGTCCGGGTTGAATATACCGCGTAAAGTCGCCCGGGTTTCGTGAGATACTTCGGGCCGGAAATGATCCCAGTATGCGATTCGTATCAGGTCTAAATACGGCACATCGCTAAACTGTTTCAGAAATTCAGCGTGTTTCCGCTTTTCCGCTGCGGCCTTACGTTTCTCCACGGCTTCTCTTTTCGCCGTCAATCCGGAAATTAGTTCATTGCGTTTTTTGCGGTCTTCCGTTTCGTTGGCAATCGCGGCCAATTCTTCAATTTTCTGCATTACTGCCTTGGCCGGGCGCTTCAGTGCTACGAGCTCTAAAAAGCTGGAGAAATCACCGTAAACCCGGAGGAAATTGCGGCGGCTTTCGGCGTATTTCAGGCGGTCGACTTCCCAATTGGAAAGCCGGTCGATGAATCGCCGTAACAAGTCGTCGATGCAATTTTCCCGCTTATACCATACATCCCCCCATGTGAACGGAACAGCGATTATATGGTCTGCGGGATATGGGCACGCATAGCGCAATGCGCTTATGTGTCCGCCCGTGGTACTGCTGAAAGAGCTATCCGCTATCAGTAACACCGGACGGCCATCTTTTCCCGGCGTTTTGACGCCGATTGTTGTCCGGTATGATTTGAACTCCCATCCATCGAAACTTGTGTTGGATTTGGCGCGGCCGCTTTCGGATTCAACAGCATAGAAAAATCTGTGAAAAATTGCGCGATCGAGTTTCATTTTAACCCTCCTTGTTGGCTGTTTTTGTGTTACAGTATATAATATAACCTGATATTAACTTATTGCAAGGGGAAAAACGAAAAATTTTGCGAAAATTTACGATAATTTGTGTTTGTTGTTGAATTTCAACAACTTACGTAGAATGTTTCTAACGGATAAGTAAATTTTCGTCTTTATAAGCGAAATTTCGCAATGAACACGCGGCTGTAAAGGGTTTGTTTTGTAGACGTTGACGGTAAACGGGATTTTACCGTTTGAGTACGTAAGGATGCCGGTTATGTTGAAACGGGATGGATGTTCAGTTATGCGGTATTTTACGATATCGAGAACTTTTATAGATTGAAATGCCTTGTTGATTTCGTGATGTTGCGGCGGGCGGCATAAATCAAAACGGATATTATGATTGACGGTTTTATGACGGTTTTTACGGAACCGTCTGTTTGACGCATATATGAAATATTCGGGATTGTCGGATGGAAGGATGGTGGCTGAATAGTTGTTTTTCGTGAAATAGTCTTGGATGTCGGAAACGGAAACCGGATTTGATGCGGCAGTATCAGAAAAGCGATATGTGGATACTGTTTGCGGAGCAGCATAGCCGGGTATTTGTACACATGTATCGGTTACGTATACGAGGCCGAACGTTTGGAGGACGCAATTAAGGAAAGTAGTTGTTACAGGTTGAGTTTTCATGGCCGCTCTGTATTTGGGTTGATTTTTCGGACAAAAACTAATGTAGCATGGTTACGCAAAATTACAAATAAACGCATTAACTTTTAACCTAAAGGAAGAAGGGAAGAAGGGAGGAAAAGGGGGGACTATAGGGGGGATAAGAAGGGATGATGGGCAAAAGAATAAAATAACAGACAAATTTCATTTGGATGTTATTTTTATTAGACCGCCCATAGTCCCCCTTATAACCCCTTAATTATTCTATAACTCTTTTTGATAGTCCGGACAGTATTTTTATTGCTTTCAATAAATTTTTATTTTTCCCTCAGAAAAATTAAAAATAAAAATTTGTTAAAGTAATAAAAAGTTTTAAAATAAAAAGTAAAATTTTTAAATTTTACCGGATGAAAGATAATAATAAGATAGGGGGTAAAGGGGGAAAGAGAAGAAGAAGGAAACAATCGAGTAAAACCATATGAAAGACTTCATGTCGTCCGCTTATTCGGCCTTGCGGCCTCATCGCAAACGACATTCAGTCAAAGTATGTATTTACTCCGCTTAAAATTCGCCATCGTTCCCATTCCCGCTTCAACCATAATCAATACCATATCCTCCGCTAACTCGAAAAGTCGCGTCCTTGCGGCCGCTCCTTTTCGAGTATGGTTAGAATGCCGTAAAATTCAACGCAAAGTGCCTCCTCGCTGCGCTCGTCGGCAAACGCGTATAATTTATCGGCAATGTAACAAGTCGCATGAGAAAGCCATTTCCGTTGAAAAAATCGATACCGTCCCATTTCCGCTTATTCGAAAATTCGCGTCCTTGCGGCCGCGCCTTTTTCGAAGCATACTGTAATGCCGCAAAATTCAACGCAAAGGGCCTCCTCGCTTCGCTCGTCGTCCCATACGCATAATTTACCGGTAATATGCTAAGTCGCGTCAGAGAGCCGTTTCCGTTGAAAATTAAGGGTTGTTAGCCCGCGCGCCCCCAAGTAAACTAATTTACTTTACAAATGGTAAGTCCCCTTCCGTCCGGGAAACCAATCCGATAATCAATACAGATCGTTTACGGCGGGGATGAGCGTTTTGTGCTATTATCGTTAACTTTCTGCAAAGGCAATTGAGGCGGAATCCGGCATCAACGTACCTGGCCGGATGAGCGATTTGTGCTATTGTGGAAGCCATAATCAGGCGGGACGTAATCAATACGTAATCTTTATGGGGGGGGGCATCCATAGTCAGCCGGAATCTATAGCCAGACGGGGGCGGGCTGGTGATTGTTTTGTGCTATTGCGCGTGCCGTTTATGGTACTATTTCGATACCATGGATACTTTGTAAAGTTAATTTATAAAGTACCTTTATTAACCTTGAAACGGTTTCATGAGCGGACTCGGGCCGGGGATGTACTCTAGCCTAGACGCGTCGTAATGCGATCGGGGGCGGGACGTAACGTAACGCTATCGGGGCCGGGACGGGTGATTGTTTTGTGCTATTTTCGTTAATTTATTTTGCCATTTTGTGCTAGCGAAATAGCATTTATGGTACTATTTTGGTGCCATAAATACTTTGTAAAGTTAATTTATAAAGTACCTTTATTAACTTAGAAACATGTTTCATGAGCGGTAGCGTTTGTCATATTTGGTAATGATTATATGTTATTTGCGATTATAAAATGTGATAAATAAATAGCACGAAATTACCATTCGTCCGACGCCCGCACAATCATAATCTTTTACGGAAATATTATATTACATGCCTCCGCCTATACTTTTGTATCTACATCATTGCAAATAGTTTACGCTAATCCATATTCCGCCCCCTCAACATATAAATATACGCCCAATTTCCGGCAATTTCAATAGCCGATCGCGAAAAAGTAGCACAAAATCACCATAACCACATTGCATTTTGTGATATTATCACGCCGGAAAGCCTAAATACATTTGTGTTATTTGGTATAAAATATGATATCCAGTCATAACTTAAATGCCGATGCACATAAAATTGAACCATGGTATCATTTTAGTACCATAGGCCGCCATCTATATAAAATCATAAAATGATTGTTTTGTGCTATTTCGTTAGCCTATATACCGCTTTCCACCCGGTATCGTAGAATGATCGTTTTGTGCTACTCCGCTAACTTAGATGCCGATGCATACAAAATCAAAATCTGGATGCCGATGCATATAAAATAATCCATACACATATACATAGGGTTACGCAATCCCATTCCGGAGCGACTGCTTCCGGAATCCTAATTATAAAGGAATCTTAATTATAAACTCTTTGATCGCCAATTCCTGAACTAAATTCGCCCGGCCGCCGCCCTATATAATGTACATGCGCGCGATAGCACATATTTTCCGTAAAGTCAAGCGAAAATTGCAATAAAATATGTAAATAATTGAATTTTTCTGTTATCGAAAAATAAGTTAAAAATTTTTTGAAAACATGCTTGCAATACTCTGAAAAGCATGTATGTTATATACTGTAACAGGAAAACACAACACAAGGAGGAAAAATGAAATTTTACGGATATGCGGACAATGGGCAGCAAGTGTGGTTTGCCGTTCCGACTAATCGGAACGGCAGTTGGGAGGCCATAGTTCCTCCTAATTTTAAATGGTTTTTCTTCAACGGGGAGTTTCTCCCCGTTGAAGAATACAAAATGGTAGTAACCACAGTAATCGGCTGTGGTTACAGGGAAATTACCACTCGTTTTGTCGCACGAAAAAGCGGCAAAGTGAGAGAGGGAGGTAAGTATGAGAGATAAGTGTCCCTATTGTGATGATGATCAAGTGGATTCGCTCAATCAGGGAGCGGATCGCATCCAGTGGTGCAACCACTGCGGGGCTGAATGGGTGGAATCGGCTCCACAGGAGCCAAAAGAGCTTCCGATAATCTTTTTAAACTGCACTCCCCATGAAGTGCGGTTAAATGACGGTAGGGTTTTTCCGCCCTCCGGAATCCTTGTCCGCATATCTGCGGAATATACAGCGTTTGACGCGGACGGAATCGCATCTATCAAGTATGGGGAGCTCGAGCTTCCGGACGTACTGCCGAACGTCCGTTATATTGTTTCGGCAATCGTAAAGGCGGCCGCGCCGCAGCGTGAAGATTTTGTCTGTCCAGCGACTGGCCATCCGGAGGCCGTGCGAGTTAACGGGCAAATTGTGTCCGTGCCGGGATTCGTCCGGTAAGGTGAAGATAGCATTTGGCGGCCATAAGGCCGCCAAAACCAACGAAAGGCGCAATCATGAACATTAACTACATTACCAGCGATTTTAGCAAAATCGTATATAGAAAAGAAATTCGCGCACGTATCAAAGAGCTAAAGAGAAATAAACTTGATACGGAAGCACGTATTTACGATTTGGTTAGGCGGCACGCCAAAAAGCATTCGTTTATTGATCATACGCTTTCGATTATATTTTGTGAACTGATATTCTGCGACAATTTTGTTACAGTACACACAATTGCACATTGCAGCCTTAACAATGTACCCTCTAATGAAGTATACGGCTTTTGCGAAATGTTTTTTAGTTATGATATTGAGGACGACAACGGCGCAATCGTGAAAGTTTACAAACTTAATTATTGCAATCTTGATTAATTAAAATACGGAGGATTAACCATGGAAAACGCAATTGAGACGATCGAGCGCGGCGGCTTTACAGCCAATATCTACTATGATACTGATACGCTTAACCCGCGTAAAGACTGGGATAACTTGGGTAAAATCGTTAGCCGGAAACTTACCTCCGATGTGAATTTTGAATCTTCGGGTGATAAAGAAGATGACTGTAAACGCCTAAAACAAGAGTTCGGGGCCGCGGTTATCCTCCCCATTTACATGTATTCGCATGGCGGCGAGACGATCAATACGACCGGTTTTTCTTGTCCTTGGGACAGCGGACAAGTAGGTTGGATATTTGCAACTACGGAAGACGTTTGCAAAGAGTATAAGTGCCGCCGGATAAACCCGGCAATTCGCCATAACGTTGAACAGATTATTGTCGGAGAAATTAAAACTCTTGACCACTATATCCGCGGCGAAGTATACGGCTACGAATTGTTTGACAAGACCGGTAACGAAATAGATTCATGCCGGGGAATCTACGGATTTGATTACGTAAAAGAAGAAGTAAATAGTCTTATTGACTGGCACGCCCAGCAAGCCGCAGAAGAAGAAAAGGCGCAATTTGCGCTATTCGTAAACGCGGGATTGTCCATCCCGGAAAGAGGTTAAATGAAATTTTATGGGTGTACGGTATACATGTCAGTTCGGATTTTACAATAAAACCAACGAAAGGTAAATACTATGCTTCACGGCAAATACACACTCTTTATCGATCAATATGGTAATCGTTGGGAAGCCCGTACCGTCTCAGAATTGCGTGATAGCATCGGAGGTGGCCATGTTTCAAAAATGTACGTTGATGATAAATCTGGAAACCGATATCATATTGGCTATGTTATCGGCCGCCATTGGTGTACGGCCTATATGCCAGTTCGGATTTTACAGTAAAACCGCCGGAAGCCGCTATCGGATTATATACCGAATAGCGACAGCAAAATTAAAGTATTCGAATGTAAGTAGGATGGTTAAAAATGATTGATAGAGTGGACGTGAATAGCCGCGATTTGATCCATACGCCATTATGGTTTCACAAAATGAATAGGCAAGAAACAAAGTCAGGATACGGCAAAAAGTTGCGAACTCCTTACATGGTTAAATACCATAACAGATTGCACCGTATATATGTTTGCCAATACAGCAATGCAGCAACCCCGTACATCGTGATTAAGGGAACAGATTGTATTGTTAATATTGTAGATTGATAAAATCGGTGAGGTAGAGTTTCAAAGCGGCCATAGTGGTCGCCAAAACTAACGAAAGGTAAAATATCATGAAGAACGAAAAGATTGCCAACGAAGTTAACGAAGTCAAAACCGCGATCGAGCCGGAAGCCGCTTACCGGCGTTTTATTGCGGAATTGGCAAGACCCGCCGTTTCGCCCGCCGTTAAGGCAGCGGAGGCCACATTAGAGGAGGCTACAAACAACCTCCGCACTGTCGCCGCTACCGGAGACGTTGAAAAGATTATGACGGCTTCCGCCGCTGTTCAGGCCGCCACTAAGGCACTTGAAAAGGTCAGGGCGGCCAATAAGCCACAGGCATTGACTATGTCAGAAGTTGCGGCGCGGATTGCCTGTTGTGAGGGTTTTTCTTTCAATGGGCAGCGCGGCGAAGTAGAAGCTTTTGCGCGTGCTTGCGTCCGTGTCATGCGTGACGCAACAGGGGAGGAAATGGCCTTGGCCGCTACGAGAACGGTGGCGCAAGCGTTGATTGCCGCCGTCCGTAATGGATATATTACGGTGCCGAATCCATCCCCGGCGCTGGTCTATTTGGGTGAACAGGTCAACTTCCCGATTCAGGCTGAACAGGGAGCGGAGGCCAAGACGGAAGCGGGTAAGGAGGACGGTAAGGAGGACGGTAAGGAATCGGCCGCCCCGGAAGTTGGCAAGTAATCGTTATCGGGCCGGGCGCGTCGTCCGGCGGCCATATGAAATATTACATTAAGAAAGCGGACAGGCTGCCGGGTGTACGAAAACCGAAAACAGGGATCAAGCGTTCCGGCAGCGCGTATAAACGATATCGAAGCAAGTAAACCGGAGGATTAAGCAATAAGTTAAAAATCAAAAATCGAATTGGGTATCAAGGACGAGCCGATTTGGTTATGAATCCCTAACTATTAGGAGCACCAAATCGGCTCGAGTTTTTGTGGCGGGGGCGGGTTAGTGTTGTATTTACATCCACACCCTATTTTTGAAATCGTTAACTTATATCACCAGCCCCGGCACCGCCCCACCCTCGATCATGCCCCTATCTATCTCACCCTCGCCCACCCCCAATCAGGCCCCAATCTCGCCCACTCCCTCTCTCGATATCGACCCCTCTTCCTCTTCCGCTTCGATACCGCCCGCGCTCCCGACGGACAGGTCAATGATTCGCATTTTCGGCCTCCTTTTCCGCTTTGGCAATCCAAGCTTCGAGCGATTCGCACGCTTCGTCGAACCTGCCGTAAAGAACGTCCTCAATCAGAGAGTGCCGTAGCGGAGAATCGAATGCCCGCCGGGGGATGAGGCTGAATATAATCCGCGCAAGCCCTTCGTTGCCGTCGGGGCCGGGCGTGTCACACTGATCCCCGAGATACCACTCAGCTTTCTTTAGGTCTTCGATCTCCTTCTCGAGCCCGCCCTTCTTCCCCGCTCTCCAAATGTACTTGACGGCGTTACCGAGCTGAAAATTCAAGTGGCGCGTGATGTCGATGCACTCGATCGACGCAGGGTATCCGGCGTAATGCTTCGGGTGATTGATGTCGTCATTTCTCATGGTGATTTCCTTTTCGTTTGACAGTGAAAGTATATGGGTGCGCAGCTTGGCCGCTTTAATTTCGGGAGCGGCCTCTTCCGCGTCATATCGCCCCGGAAAACAATCCTGCGTCTGCTCCGGAGTAAACATCACCGGAATGCAAAAAGCACCCAATTGCTCATAGTTGGCATTGGAATAATCGAATACCTTCGATTCAACCTCGTCGAACCTGTCAAAAACCACATTGAAAATCTGCGCATAAAACAGATTTTCCGGTTCGTCGTACTTGCAGACGACCGTGCAATTCAACAGTTCGGAAAGCTGTCCGGAAATCTGCCTGCACAGCTCCAGCGGCGGCACAACGTCTTCAGGCTTGCTCATGCTCACCCCCATCGCTTTATTCATGATTTCGCATACTATACACTTGGCCTCAGCGCCTGTTTGACCCGCTCAAGGGCCGCTTCGGCCTCCCCCTCCGTCCGGAAGATGTTGCCGAAATCCTGCATTCTGCGATCAAAGTTGTTCCCGTTGAATGTGTAACGCTCAATCCTACCTATCGTTGCGATGCAGAAGTATTTGTCCCCCACGGACGGCCACCGAGGTTCACACCCCTTGCCGTCCGTTTCGTTATAGTCAGCCACCGCCTCGCAAATTTTGGCAAACTCGACGGTGGTGCAGGTGAGCGTGATATCGTCTCTATCGGCCCTATACCCTTGACAGAACAGGGTGGATTCACCACCGTCCCAATACGGAAATGCAGCCGACGCCAGCTTGATTCCGTTGCCGGCTTTGAACTCATCGTTATTAGCCTGCTGACTGAACTCGCCGTTCCGGTGCGTCTGCTCGACGATTTTGAATGTCACCTCGTCGTCCTCCACCATGACGACGGAGAGTTCGATGTGACGTTTTGACGGTTCAGGCGACTTCGGCGTAAATTTCGGCTTACTCATTCTTCGCTCCTTCCTGTGCTTTTTACTCATACTGGATAACCCTAAATTCAATTACCCATACCCAAGGATTACTGGATGTCGAGCCATACCCATAATGCTGTTCCCATGCTGCAAAGAAAGTTGCTCTCGGATGCGTTCCGGCTTCTGTGAATCCTTCACAATTCGCATTGTGGCTCGAAATGTCCAGCAGCCGTTCGGTCCGTACATCGGTCACGCCCAGCCAAATCCGGGCAGCGGCTTTCGGCATGTGTATCGACGGCCGCCAACGATTTCCGACGAGCTGCTGGCGCGAGCGTCCTTGCGGATATTGCGAATCAACGAGATAACAATAATGATGGTGTTTGTCGTCCATAATTCCCCACGTTTCCCGCACGTAAATGTGGTCTCCGGGGCGAACTTGGCAGCGTAACCGTTGGTCTCCATGCCTGAAAATTTGATTTGTTTCAATACTGCCGTCATCGTACTGTGCTAAAACAACACGCGGTTTAGGATTGATAATACGGCGCGTCTGTGTTTTGCGGCCGTCGAGAATTGCCCGAACCATCGGGCTGGAAAACAGCATTCCAACCTCTTTCATGGTTTTATCTCTCTCCATTTAGTGGCCCTCCAATGCTTCTCGGGCGGCACAGATTTCGTCAACCGCCTTTTGTGTGATGTCGAAATACTCCTGCGCATCGGTATTCGTCTGATTCGCATGGACAAAGATATCAAGCTGGACAAGCGCGTCATCGAGCAGCTTCTTCGCTTGCGCTATCTTGCCGAAGGCGGCATTGAACGTTTCAAGTTTTGCAATATCAGCCATGATTATCGGCCCTCCCGCAGTTCAGTGGCTTCTTCGATCAACCCAAGTTCATCCCAAGTGGCAATATCGCCATTTAGATGATAACCTACGATACCAGTAGATTCTTGCATTATCGCAAGAACACCCTCGACGAACTTTTTAAGCTCTTTGATCCGTTTATCTTTGTACGCCACCGTTTCCTTATGCGCGGCGTACAGGCTGGTTTCGTCCCCCAAAAATCTTTTTCTTCCGGTTAATTTGAGAATGGTATCTTTTAGTCCCTCAATCTCGGCAGTCAATGCCGGGTCTATCCAACGCCTGTTCCAATCATCAATCACATCAGCGACTGCGAAATCTTCGGATGAATGACGCATGCACGTTTCCGCCACTTCTCCACAGTCCGGACACTCGAATCTTGCCGTATATGTTCCGATATCGGTTTGCGTAACTTCAATACCATCCGGAGAGACATATAGACCGCAACGACGGCACGGCTTCAATTTTTTGTTCATGCTAAATTACCCTTCACTTTCACATACCATTCTTCCAACTTAGACTTGGAAACTTTGATCGGCCTATCAGAAGCCCAGTGTATGATGGGACGTTTAATCTCCCGGAGCTTCTGCTCGAACTCGTCAATAAGTGCCTGAACTTCTTCGTCCAGTTCTCCGTCATCGTTCTCCAGCGCTTTTGTATCGATGTTAACCCCTTCCAATGCGTACATAGGTTCCGCTTCATAGTAGCATGATCCATATGGATTAAGCTGGTGCGAAGTGCAAAACTCCACCAATGCTTCCTCGTCGTCAACGAACTCCATCTGCATGGATTTATCCCACTCGATAAAAATCGGATACTCCCCATCCCAAAATTTCAATTTTTCGCTCATCTCAAATCCTCTATTTTGTAAAAACTTGAAAAGTTGACAAAATATGCTACATTAACAGTATCTAACGCTGAACAAGCGGAATTTGTCGAATCAGATTTTTCTGTTTCCTCAAATTCCGTTGTTCTTTTTAATTATTCAGCTCCTTCCAGCGCCTTACGCACAATATCAATCATTAATCCCAGTTCATACATGATTCAGAAGTCATGCAACCACGCATCCCGAAAGAAGGCTCATACGAACCAGCTTCCATCTCCGCAATTTTCTGCCATTTCGATCCATCGCATGCGTACTTCATATTGAATTTTCTATTTGATTTTATTGGTATTTGGTTTAGTTGGCTTTAACCATGACTATATAAAGTACAAGAACCGCGAATAATCCGGTTGCAATATCGACAGTAGCTTGAGGCCAGTTCATTGTTAGTTTTCCTCAGTTTTATTTACAGCTTCATGTGGATACGTAGTAATGATTTCAGTTATGTGCTCTACTTCTTTCTCAACTCTAGCTGGTTCCTCTCCCGTCAGTGTGTAGTCAGTATTCATCCCATTCGTCTCCTATGGCTAACCATATAAACGCCGTCAATATCGCCATGATCCCTATTAATCGGAGTATTTCATTCATGTTATTCGCACGTATCGATCTGAGTTACTTCAATGTCATCTTCATCCACGCCGATACATTCAACGATTGCGTCGAGAATATCTTCTTCCGTGATGCAGAAGTCGTTGCGCATTGTGATTTCGAATTTGAATCTCATCTCTCACCTTGTTTTGTTGGCTTGTTTGGTACCGGACTGTGCCTTGGGCTCTGATGCTACTTGCGGGTTGTCCATTCTGGCCAACTCAATTCCGCACTCTTCGATATCACAATTGGATGCATAGTCTCTTATCGTATTCACAATACTTGCTTCTTTAATGGTTTCTTCGTCAACGTCACACGGGACTGCGAGTGTCAGCTTAAATTCGATGAGTTTCATTACTTATTCCTTTTTGAGTTTTCAATTTCATTTTTAATGGATTCGGCAAGTGTTGCAAGTTTAATCTTACTGTCAATATCCCAACCGGATACGTCAACTCGCAGCTCTTTTTTCCCGTCCCACACCGCGCGGTACAGCTCTTCTTTTTCTTTTTTGGTAAAGAGATCGCTGTACGCCTGTACCAGATTGTCGTAGAGATCGATCCCGAAAGGGGATCGCCCTCTCAGAGCATTGCTCAGGTAGCTTGGGTGGATATTGAGCTTTTGGCAGACGGAAAGGCAGGAAATGCCCTGTGTGCGCATAAATTTAGACACCAGCGCGCCCGCTTTTGTGTATTTTGTGTACGTTCGCATAACTCTCCTTACTTTAGTTGTAGGTAAAAGTGCAGCACACATTGTTTTCTACTGCACTATACTACAATATAACATTGAATTGGAGAATTGCAAATAAAAATAGCCCCAAAATTACTATTTTTATTCCTGATCTATGAATAAAAGTTCACTGAGGGGCGCGATAGGTGGGGGAGGGAAGGAAAACCAACAAACCCTCCCTCCCCCCGAAGGCAAGAAAAGAGACGGCAACCTCTTTACGTATAAAATAGCCTGTAATTACGATAAATCAAGCTACGATTCCGTTAATTTTTAGAAATCTATTTACCATTTCTTTCTGCACAGCGTTTGCAGTTCCCTTTATGGGTCAGGCAGCGGTAGGATGAGCCGCGATTTGGAGAGTATTCGAGGTATTCGCAACCATCATACTCAATCGTCCCGGTGACAACATCCGTTTCCTGACTTGGAACTGTTTTGCAGGTAATAGAATAGAATATCAAAGATAAAAGAACAGCTACTGATCCGATACCCACAAACGTAAGAAGTATCGGCACGACTTCATACTTATCCAACTGTAACATCTTCAATTTCCACATATGTTTTTGGTTTAGGTTCAGACACAAACTCGTCAATCGGCATATTGTCCAGTGCTATCTGCACCACGTGATTCACATAGTTCAGGGCGTCCTGTTTGTCGATTGGAACATTAGTCTCGATGATGACCGCAACTCTATGCTTACACAGTTTTCTGCTCATTTTCCGGTACTCCCATAACCTTTATCACCTCTTTCTGTCTCTGAAAGTGCATCACTCTCAATGTATTTTACAGAGGGATTTTTCACAATAATGAGCTGTGCAAACCTTTCACCGACCCTATATCCGCTAATCTTATAGCGGATAGCTTCTTCTCGCTGGAATACCGCTTTAATGGGGCCTCTGTAGTCAGAATCGATCACCCCGACACTGTTTGTAAGTAGGATGTGATGCTTGTAAACACTGCTTCTAGGAAACAATAATCCAACATAGCCTTCAGGAATTTCAACTGCAATATTAGAATTATACTTTATTTGATCGTTAGAAAACTCCAATTCATCAACTGTAAGATCAAATCCTGCGGCAAATTTACTCCCCTGAAACGGTGCAACGGCAGTCCCACTGAGTTTCTTAAATTTAATCTTCATTATGTCTCTCTGTAATGAGTTTTACGGTTGTGATACGGAACCTGATACTCCATTTTTCGTCTACGACTTTCACGCCAACTGAATCCAAGTGCCGTACCAGCATGCTTACAGCTTGCAACGCTTCAACTGTATTGTAACATACTAGTTTATGAAATTGTTGTTTTTGTTTTCGATCACGCATGTTTGAACCATTTCTTTTCGTAAGTTTCATCCTGTTTACATGCAATCCCCTGTGTGCATTTGCCGCCCTCATTGTACAGGCAATCAAGATTCCGGCAGCTTGGAGCGTTCACAGGGGGCTCCTTACCGTCAATATAGTCGATTAAACTGCTCATTTTCCTGATTCCCCTTGATCGTCCTGCCTTGTCTTTCTGCCGTTGCTTTCCCTCCTTTTCCTACGTAACATTTGCCGGATTTACCCCCGCCCTGACACCCCTTTACAGGCATAATTATTTCCTTTGGTTAGTGGTAGACGCAGCAGGATTCGAACCTGCGCTAGTTGAACCAAAATCAACTGTGCTGCCGTTACACCATACGTCCATATTTGGAGCCGATTATCGGATTCGAACCGATGACAGGCAGTTTACAAAACTGCTGCTCTACCGCTGAGCTAAATCGGCTTAATACAACTTAAAATTGATTATAACAACGTTATCAAGTTCACATTTTTGTTTAATATCGGTTTCTGCAAGCGACAAAGTGCGGGGAGTTATCTTTGAGATTTCGAATTGAAAATCAAAACAATTCCCAAATACCCATTCCCTGCCGTTAGCATGATCTTTATACCCGAAATAAGACACAAACAAATGCTTTTTCTTAAACCACATAGTAACCTTGATAAAGTAAGGCGGCAACGCTGCTGGTACGCGGAATTTGACCATAGCGCTGTCGCGTTGAAGCCCGCTAAGCCGCCTTTGTTAACTAATATAGCATGGCGGCTGAAAAATGTCAATTGCGGTTTTTACTTTATTTTTGCTTTTTATTTTTATAGTGGTTGACAAATTAACAAAAATAACTATATTAAAGTAACACTATAAAGGAGGCACATGAAAACCAAGACAGTCATACGCGATGTGGCATGTGAACACTGCATGTACGGAATCAGAATCAACAGTGATGACCTATACTGCAAAAGACTAAACAAGTCATGTGACGTTTGCCGGAATTACTGCGTGAAAACTAACTGGTATGCGCAGATGTGTTTCTTGAATGCCAGACTTGACGCCGAATTGAGCAACAGGAGGGTATAGTCGTGCACAAACTTGTTCTTGAAGAAAGTCTTAAAGACGATTCCTGCGTCATTCTGTGCGGCAAACATGCATATGCCAACATGGTAAAGCATGGAGTTCCGGTAGAGAAGCCTACAATGAACCGCAGATGGTTTATTACGGTACAACGAAAACTGAGCCCGCGCAGGTTGTATATATGTATGCACCATAAAAGAGCAGTCACGGTACCGGAACGGTATCGTAAAACAGAGTTCCCATGCTATGAGGAAGCAGAAGAGATAGCTACCGCACTATTGGATACCGGTAACTTTCAGGACGTGTGGGTAGTGGAAGCGATGGAGCCCCGATATGAAGAGTAGTTATTTTTACTATGTTGATGTATACTCAGCCCCCTGTTATTTGTTTGTGGGGCCGCGCGATAAGTTTTATCGCTATATTCGTAGACTGTGCAAGGGGCTGGAAAATACAGATGGGTTAGTGCCATCAACATGGGCGGCAGGCGCGTTCACCTTTCAGCATAAGGACTACGGTACAAAATATGTAATTTGGATGCCTGAGTTTACTGGATCATGCAATGAGTACGGTGCGCTTGCGCATGAAGTTTTACACTGCGCCATAAATATATTGGATGAAGTAAACATTGATTTCAAAAAAGAACACGAATCATTGACTTATCTTATGGAATCGATTTACAGAAAATTTGTACATCAACTCACGGTAGAGATAAATAAGGATAAAGAAAGAGATGCCGCTAAAGCTGACAGCTAAACAGAAAACGGGGCTTGAACTGCTTCAAAACCCTGATAAGGAAACGATCTTGTTTACCGGAGGATCACGCTCCGGCAAGACCTTCCTTATTATGGAATATATGATCGGAAGAGCGTTTCAGTTTCCCGGAAGTCGGCAGCTCATTGTGCGTAAAAACTTGGTTGACGCACGCAACTCGATTTGGGATGATTCATTGCCCAAATATCTGAATCTGTACATCCCTGATAGCGAATACACGCTAGTAAAATCTGAGTTGAAAGTTCAATTCAGTAACGGTTCTGTAATCGTATTGGGTGGTCTTGATGATGAAGATCGAGCGCAGAAATGTTTGGGTACTGAGTACATTACGATTTTCTGCAACGAAGCTACGCAAATGACTTATCAAGTTATCGGCATGTTGAAAACCCGTCTTGCGCAGAAAGTGAAAGACATTACCGGAACATTTGTGGCAGTAAACAAGATGATCCTCGACTGCAACCCGCAGTCTGAAAGGCACTGGCTGTACATTTGGGGAGTTCAGATGCTCGATCCGGCTTCTAAGCCGTTTAAGAAGCTCAAAGATGCAGATAAACACGCTCTGTTGCACTGGACAGCCTATGACAACCTAGAGAATCTACCTCCGGGATACATTGATACACTTGACGCGCTCCCTGAAATTCAAAGAGAAAGAATGTTGCATGGCAGGTGGTGTGGGGGTGAGGGGCAGATTTTCAAAGAATTTGATGAGCGCATACACGTTGTAGAGCCTTTTACTATACCCCCGTATTGGGCTAAGTTTTCAGCGATCGACTTTGGTTACAAACACCCGTTTGCATTTGTATGTGCAGCGCATGATTTCGTGAATGATATTTTGTACTTCTATCATGACTTTAAAAAGTCTGGAATTACAATCCGTGAAGTTGCAAAAGAGATCAACGATTATCAGAAAAAGAATAAAGATATTTACATGGTAAGGTGGGCTGATCATGCCGCGGCAGATCGCGCATATTTACAATCAGAAGGTATCTATACGAAACCCGCTCATAAGTCGGTAGCTGATGGGATTAATTCTGTTGCACAGAGATTAATGATTAATCGCAAGACTGGAAAACCGAGACTTCAAGTTTTTAATACGTGTGAAAGCATCATTACGGAGTTTCAAAACTACTCTTGGCACGAAAGCAATAGTGAGGTGTCGGATAAAGAATCTCCCATCAAAATAGACGATGACGTTATCGACTGCGTGCGATATATTTCTTATGGTGTGGATAAAATGAATGCATTTATGTTTTAAAGGAGAAAATTATGAATATGGAACTTGAATCTTTGTATTCGCTGGTGCCGTCTGTTAATGCGAATGACCCTAATTTTTACGTTTTCACTCGAAAACATCCGTACTACTGTAAACTTCTTCCCCTGTGGTGTAAGGCCACACGCGCGTATAATGGCGGCCGCGCGTATATCGAGAATACGTTGCAGAAGCACCCTTCTGAAACGGATGAAGAATTCAACGATCGGAAGCAGTACTCGTATAACATCAATTTGATTAAATACAGCACTCGTAAATTTGGAGATTACATTTTCTCAAAACCGCCGCGCAGAGAAAATGTGAATGCGGATATCGCGGACGACTTCGACCGGAAAAGTAAATCCGTTAACAGCGTCATGCGCGAAGTATTTGACTATCATACAATCTATGGTCTTGCTTGGGTTTTCATCGATAATCCAGCACTCAACTATAATCTTGTTGACCTCAAGACGAAGCAACGAGACAAAATCAGACCGTATGCGGAGGCCCTTGCTCCTATGGATATCCCTGACTGGGACTACGATTCTGACGGGAGCTTGAGTTGGGTGATCCGGCAAGAGACCGTTATCGAAAAGAACAATCCGAAAAGGAAGCCTGTTGTAAAGCTCAGGAGAACTCTTTACACAAAGGAATACTGGCAGACTTTCGATTACATTATCGACAACGGAGATGATCCGACCCCCGTTGACCTGATTACCGCCAGCGATCTGCATGTAAATACACTAGGTATCGTTCCCGCCATTCCGTATTCAAGTGTAATGTTTAATCGCTATTTCAATGTACCTGAAATTGATGATATTCTTACAATCCACGATTCCGTACTTAAGGGGGAATCTGAGTTACTAACCAATATCCTCAAACAAACCTATGGGCAGCTGGTTCTTCCCTCCACCCTCCAGTCTACGATCGTCCGTATCCGGATGAAGCTCCAACAGGAGAACCCCACAATGGACATCAATGATCCGGCGGTTGAAAAGATCATTGCCCAGGAAGCGAGTTTGGTGCTGTCCCGTACCAAGCATATCCCGGAAGATGCGGAAGAACGGGGCATTTCTCGTTACATTCAACCGAATGGGGCCAATATCGAAAGCATCATCCAGCATGACGACCGTCTTATCAACACACTGATTAAGATGTATGGATTTCTTGTTGGTGTTGATACAACACAGCGCTCTTCTGCGGAAAGTAAATCCGCAGACAACATCAGTCTTGCCGCACAGCTTTCGGGGATCGCTTCCCGCTTGCAGGAACTTGAGAACAAAGTGTGGAAATTCATGAACCTGTTTGATCCCTCGATCAAGATTCCGAAAGTCCTGTACAACACAAATTATGATATTCACGAATTGAAATCTGTGATTGCGGCAATTGTTGAGTTTGCTAATCTTGACGCTGGAAATGAGTATCAGAAACAGATCAAGATCACCGCCCTCGATACCCTTGACACAATCCGTCACGTGCCTGATGAGGTGTATGAAAAGATCAAGAAAGAAATTGATGCCAATACACAGGCAGTCGCCCCAATGACGTTTGACAGTAAGGCTAAACACAAGACTGACGCAAGTGGGAGCACCCCTGACGGAATCCGCAGCCGCAGCGATTACGATAAAAGTAGAACAGCTTCAATCAGTAAGGGGGAAAATCTGTAAAATAAGTAAAAACCTACTTGAAAATTTTGAATTGCAGTGTATTATAAGGATTAGCGGACAAAACCGCGTATAAAATGATAAGGAGCAGTATGGACTACAAAGAATTGATGGCGAAGATCAAGCGCGGGGAAGCACTTACTCAGGAAGAAATTGCTGATTTTGACAGGGAATTTCGTCCTACGTATCGCTTCAATGAGGTGTCTCAGAAAAAGAGCGAACTCGAATCTCAAATCAAAACAATGACAGAAGAAAACGAGAAACTCAAAACTGCGGCAACGGAAGCGGAACAGCGAGTGCAAGACCAAGTCAATGCGCAGCTTTCGGAGCTTTCCGGTAAGGTTGAAACCCTTACCACGGAAAATAACGAATTGCGGACTAAAGCGTCTGAAACAAGCAATCTCTTGAAGTTCACAACACTCGCTACAAAAAATGAGCTTGGTGTCATTTTCAAGAATCCTGACTACCTTGTGTGGAAAGCACAGAAAGAAGGGGTTGACGTGAATGATCCCGAAAAGCTCAAAGGGTTTCTTTCCGAAGTCAAGGAGGAAGAACCTGAATTGTGCCTCGTTCCGGTCAATGGCGGTTCGGGGAGTGGCAAGCAGCCTCCGGCCCATGCCGAAGTCAAAACTCCGGTCAGTCAGTGGGATGTTGCCACAAAAGTCAAGTACATTAAAGAAAATGGGAATGACGCCTACCTGAATTTGGTGCGCAACGAGCAGGGCGAAGCTCCCGAACAGTAAAGGATTGCAGTCATGGCACTTACATTTCTGTCTGACCTCCTGCCGTACGATCAGTATCTGCGTACAGGCTATATTGAGCAGCTGACTTACGCTGTCAACATTCTGAATGCCGCCAGCGGCGGTACGATTCGTCTTGAATCGGAAAACACCACAGGCACGAAAAAGCATGAGGCGTTTTTCCGTGATTTCGGGACGATGGAGCGCCGCGACATCACTACCGACAGCGCGCAGACTGCTGAAAAGATCGAACGCGCCGAGCACACCGCGTTCAAGACCTTCTGGAAGTTCAAGCCCGTTGCGTGGCAGTGGACGGCTTTCAAGACTTCCGACAACATGACAAATGATGAAGTCATGTTCATGGTTGGCCGCAAGCTGGCCGAAAAGAAAGTGGAATTCACCGTCAAACAGGCAATCACAATCTGTGCCGCGGCCATCGGTAGCCGTACAAACTGTGTCGTTGATGCCAGTTCGCAGAATTTCAGCATGGCCACTGAAATTGACGCGATGGCGCGGTTCGGTGACGCTGCCAGCCGTCTCCGGGCTCTGATTATGCACTCGGCGGTCTTTTTCACCCTGTTCAAGGATCAGGTTCTCAACACCAAGTTTATGCTTGGCGAGGGTCTCATGATGTATGGCGGCACTCCGGCCACCATGAACAGGCCGGTTATCGTTACGGACAACCCCGAGCTCACCTATCAGGACAGCGGCGCTACCAAGTACAAAACGCTGTTCCTTACGGACAACGCGGTCACGCTTCGGGATAATGGCAATACGCAGTTTGCCATGCAGACCCAGGTCGGTAACGAAAACCTTGCGTCCCTGTTCCAGGGTGAGGGTGACATGTGGAATTATGTCAAGGGCTACCAGCTCAAGTCCACCGTCGGAACCAATCCTACGGATTCGGAACTTTCCAACTCGTCGAATTGGGAGATGTGGGTCAATACCGAAAAGCTTACGGCCGGTGTCCTCATCAAGTCGAAGGCCGCCCTTGATGAGGTTTCGCAGGTTACAAACGTTCGTATCGTTTCCTAATCGTGAACCGATAGGGGCCGAAAGGCCCCTATTTTGGAGTGCATAATGTTTGATCGCAGGATTGTTTTACTGGCCAGCCCTACGGAATTTCCTCAGGCGCAATTCTATGCTAGTTGCTTTAGCATTTTGTACGAGGACTTGGATCATCGGATGAATCGTAAAGATTATAATCCATCACGCCATGACTACTACAAAGTGTACATCGCAGTTAAAGATAGAAAGGCGTTTGAGCCTGTTATCGCTTCTCATGTAGCTGAATTTCCGGTTGAGTTTACAAACAAGCTTCCGGATTACAGAAGGAGTGAAGTCCGTAAAATTTCCAGTTGGCTTGTGCAGAAAAGTTTCGTCGATCCATTTGACGATATTAAGGCACAAGAAGAAAGGGAACGAAAGGCAAAGGCGCTTGAGGAAGCTGAACGTAAAGGGAAGTACGATCCCCAGAACGACAGCGAACTGGATCGCCACATTCCTACATTCAGGAAGAGGAAACCCAATGCTTAATACCGTTGAAATGGCAGATGATTATTTCAGCACTAATTTTATGAACCGTGACGTGTGGAATAAGATCAGTGCTGAGGATAAGGCGATTTTGATTGAAACCGCTGAAAATGACATCAATGCCGCTTTGCGAACTTCAAACATCGATTCAAATGTAATCAGCCAAAGTAAGCCTTACACGGCTTATCAGGCGGCAGTGTTTGAGTGGGCCGTGTACATGTATACAAATAAGGCTAAGCTCAATCAGATTACAAATAATCGAATTTTTGGAGCAACGTCCGTAACGGTTGACGGGATTGGTCGTGAAACATACGTTTCCGGTACAGGTAACGGCGGCAATAATGGTGGAGCTATCATTTCTGTAATCAAAAACAGCCCGGCGGGTAAATACCTCGGTATGATCTGCCAAGATGTCAGGATTATTCGGTAATGCTAGATCACTTAGTTGTAGAAGAAAATAAGATTGAAGTCTTTGAAGTCGTAAAAGACCGGGACGAAGCGGAAATTTCCCGCGTTCGTATCGGTTTTGGTTACGGCATTTTCAGGGGTCAGTCTACGGAAGAGTTCGCAATGATGGGCTCTGCCGCTTTTACAAACATTGGTACGCTGGTTCACTATACGTCGGATACGGATGATAATCCTAGATCACATTCAACTCCACAGATCGGTGACGTCTGTACGTGGCGCGGTAAAGAATACTATGTCAGCGGCGTCAGCCCGAGACCTGATATTTATGGTGAACTTGTGGGCTATACAATAAGGTGTTCGAATGGCTAGAGGCAGATTTGGAGAAAGAGGAGCAGATTATAATCCTCCTATTGGCAGAGCAATACGCAATGCTGAATCTTTCTCCATTCAAGCAAAAGGCTATTCATTTACATTCGCTCACAACTTTAGAGGTTGGAAGACCTTTACAGACGACATCAAGAAGAAGATGCTCGAAGCCGCCCTTGCGGAAATTAAAAGTACGGTACGTGAAGTCGGAAGGGGGGCGATTGCACGTGCTCCGCATTACTCGGGGGCTCTTGAGCATTCTATCAAGGTATCTGTACCAGAAATTACAAGTCTCAAGGGCAGAGGGCGTATAACTGCGATTGTTGGTGTTCTTGATTCATGGCATAGTAGTTATGATAAGATAGCCGCTGCCGGAGGGTATCCGACTTCTTCTCCTGAATTGATTGCATATATCCATGATTACTATGATGATTTCATCGGTGAAACAAAAGATGGATTAAAACGCAAGCACAGGAAAGAAGCAGCCGTTGGTGAACGTGTCGGTAGCCGATTCCTTACTCGTGCTTGGTATGACATCGAACAGGGCAATAATCTTGCAAAGGGTATTGCAAAACGACTTTTCAGTTATAACGAAAACTTGTCGGAAGATGCGATTAATGCTATGCTTGAACGTGCAGCGGATCAGATAGACGGTGAGATGAATGAATAGTAACGTAAAATTGATTGAAGATTACCTTTGTGATCTTTGTGATACGGTTTTCAATGACGGGATTGTATGTGATAAAATGTATAATCCTGAACAGCTTGTTAATCGCAGCGCATACGTTACTGACATTCAATCACAAGAGAGCGATCAGCACGGATTAATCAAATGCAATGCACGGATCGTAGAAAATCGAAAAAGCCGCCCTGAGTGTGTCACGGATGTTCAGAAAATAACTGAAAACTTTAATAAAAAGGGTGATCCACTAGGTAACGGACTTGCAATCTACACCGAAGTAGAGTACATTACAATGCCGATAAAAATAATGGTAAATACGCAAACGGCGTATACCGTTTCGGCTAATTTAAGAATTACAGCTAAATAACGGAGGTATTACCATGGCTGATGTTTTTCAAGGAAATCCTGCCGATATCCACATGGGGCCTGCCGCACTGTTTTACAATAGTCGGTGCCTTGGATACACACTCAACGACAGTGTCAAGATCAACATCTCAATGACACCTACACCGATTACGCCGGATCAAGCGTCACTTCCTCTTAAGGACATTATCACAGAGATGGAAGCGTCAGTTGATTGCATTCTTGGTGAGGTCAACGAGGAAAATCTTAACCTCATTCCGGGTGCGGATAACGGCACATTCAGCGATCCTATCGGAATCGATATGAAATCGATTGCTTCTGAATTGAAACTGGTTCCGCTCGATTCTTCGGATACGAAAATTTACACCTTGCCGAAAGCTACCCCGCTTATGGACGATGGGATTTCGTTCATGAAGACTACGCCTCAAGGTCTTTCGTTGAACTTCAAGGCGTATGTTGATAGTGCGGGCGCATATCTTATGGTTTCCAGCAAGGCGTAATCATAAATAAGGATTTATCATGCCTAAAATTTCCGGCATCTCGTTTGAAAACATGGAAGCATACAGGGAACAGGTGCAAATCCCGTTCCCTGACGGGACAATGTATGATCTCCCGTTGATTACTGCCCGTGATGCGGCTATGGCACAGACGTTTCTTTCTCGGCATTCGTCCCTTCGCACCCAACATGCGATTCTTCAAGTGCGACTTACGCAGCGGGCAGCAGCCTGTGAAGAAGCTAAGAAAGAGCTTGAAGAGCATCCTGAAAGAGCGGAGGAACTGAAAGAAAAGTTTACGCTCGATCAGATCGAAAAAGCCATGCTCGCCATTGAAGACACGCATAAAAAGATCGGCGAACTTGTGAAGAAAAGCCATGAACTTACGGATGAAATCCATGAATTCATTGGAAAATATGTAGCAGGAACTCCGATTATTGAACTTTTGAAGAAAGGTGAAGATGCCCTTACTATTCAAGTTCTTCAATTGATGTTGTGGGGAGCTGCTGCACTGAATGAAGAGAAAGAAGATGGCAGGGAAGCGGGTAAAAAGCAAAACCCTACGAAAGCGCCCTCCCCGACAAATTAGAATTTGAGTACGTATTGATGAACATAATGCGAGTTTTTAAAGGTTATACCTTAAAAACCCTGCTTGACACACCGTTTTGTCACGTAATCAAACTCTTTCAGTTGTCTGAGAAAGCTGATGCCCTAGACAGCTTAACAGCGTATACCGGGCGGGCGGCAGGTTATGATAAATCTGTTCTTGACGGACTTGTAGACGTTCAAAAATCTAAAATTAGGGAGGACAAAGACTTGTTGAAGTCTGTTGTCACTGAGGAGGCTAAACGGGAGGCTGAACGGCAAGCAAAAATAAAAGATTGAGGGAAGGTAAATGGCTACGACTGTATTTGATTTGTTGGCACGGGTAAGCGCGGATGTTTCGCCGTTCAACACCGCGTTTGATAGCACTTCTGACAGTGTAGAAAGTAGTCTTTCGTCAATCTACCAATCTGCCCGTCGCTGGCTTGGTGCTGGCGGCGTGGCAGGTACTTTTTATGCGGCTACGGCAGCGGCGAATGAGTTCAACCAAATCATCGCTGATATTTCTGCAATCACAGAATTACAGATCAAAAAGATAGAAAAGTCGCTGCTGCAACTTGACAACGTGTTCGGCAGACCGTCAAACACGGCATCCACTTTTTACGAAACGATTTCCTCCGGTGTGCGCGGCACAACTGATGACGTCGCTAACTACGTGAAAGCTGTCGGTAAAGCGGCAACTACTATCCGAGCTGATATCGAGAACACCGGCAACGTCATGACTACGCTCACAAATGCGTATGACTTGTCCATTCAAGATACCCAAAAGCTTGTTGACTTCCTGTACTTGACCGTTCGGGAAGGTAAGGCACATGGTGATGAACTTGCTCGTACTCTAGGTCTTGTCATCAATAACGCTGCCGAAACAGGCGTATCTTTAAACGAGCTTGGTGCGGCGATTGCTATTTTGTCTCGTACACAATCGGCCAGTCAATCGATGATCGGTCTCAATCAGATGCTCAACAGCCTGATTAAGCCTACTTTACAGGCAGCGGCCGAAGCCCGCAAGTGGAATATCGAACTTGGGGCTTCTGCGCTCCAAGCTAAGGGATTTACCGCAACGCTGCAAGAGCTGCACGATAAAGTAGGCGGTAACGTTGAAGCTCTCGAAAAGATGTTCGGTAATATTCGTGCCGGACGTGCTGTACTGTCCCTTACCGGGCGGCAATTCGATAACTTCATGACTACCCTTAGGGAGTTTGAGCTTGGGGCCGGAACGGGTGAAGAGGCATTTACAAAGCAAATCGATACTGCCTATAAGGATTTGGTCAGGCTCCGGGCTCAAACCGAAAAGACGCTGATTCAGATCGGTTCCGACATCGAGCCGGTAACTCGATCGGTGTACGGGCTTGCGGAAGCTGTCATGAAGGGGTTCGGGGATACTAAGCCCCTTAGTCGTTACGCTACTTACATTTACATTGTAGTTACGGCACTTAGGGCCTTGAAAAAAGAGCTGTATGACATCCGGGCGGCTATTCATAATGTTGCAACGGGGGCTACGGGAGTCGCCTCTTCTGCACAATCCGCGGCCGCATCCAGAAGCGGAGCACCAGCAGCTAATGCCGCAATAGCGGCCACAGCTAGGGACGCGGCGGTGAAGGCTGAAAGAAATTCCCTTAATCGTAAATTACAGTCTGCCCAGCGTGGAGTGCGTTCTTCGTTTAGAGGGCTGTTGTCTGCCGGAGAAAAGGCACAAGTAGCTTCTGATAATCTTCTTGATGTGCAAATGCAACGCAGACTTGCGCAAGAATCAAATGCATCTCTTAGAGAGCAAACAAGATTGCGTAATCTTGAAAACAGGTACACAAGAAGATTTATCACAACGCATGACCGACTTGACGCGGCCACTAAGCGACTTGCGATTTCGCGTAATCGCCTTACACAGCTCAATCAACAGAAGGCTATGCTCGATTCCGGTGATCTGAATCAGTATGCAAAAGCATATGGTGTTCGGTTTCCGCGTGATCCCAATTCAATGGCATCTCGTGTTGGGAGAAAATTCAGTGTAACCAATACACTGAGTGAAATTACAGGTACAGGAAGTCTGCTGTCTAAAATCGGAAACAGCATCTTTTCTGCTATTGCCGCGTGGTCTGTCGCAGACATCGGGTACAATATCGGAAAAGCGATAGCAGAAAGATTCAATTTTGCGGATTCGGGTTTCATTAAAAGCATTGTTAATACGTTTTACGGAATTGATACCGATAAACAGGAAACAGAGAATGAGCAGCATAATGTAGCCGCGCTGCGCAGACAGGCAAATACTCGAGTTGATAGCTTGAAAATGGCTAATGAGATTACAAGCTATGAAGCTGAAAATCTCAAAGCAGAAGTAGCGATTGCAAAGACGAAAGAGCAGTTGCAGGAAACAATTTCAAGACTGAATAAATCTTACGGTGAGGAACTCGACCGCAGAACGGTGCGCACGCAATCTATTGAAAACGCGCAGAGGGGTTATCAGGATTCCTTAGAAGGCTTGGCTAGGTTCCAGCGGGAAACATTTGATGATAATGCGATTGTAGGGGCTCGCAGTACCGCTTTTTACTCCGCTATCGACAGGCTTGCTTCGACTTATGACGTATCTCTGGCACAGAAGCGCGGTAGTTCTATTTCAAGATTGCACAGCCTTACGCCGGAGATTCAAAGAGAATTCGGTACTTATCCTGAACTTTCAGCGGTTGACGAATTTGTTAATGCCGGAGGAGTTTCGTCCCAAATAGATACCATTAAACGGATGCTGGCAGACGCTACACGCTCCGGTGATTATTCAGAACTTAATAAACTTCTGAATGTGCAGGATGTTGCCGCCTTGCGCGATGCGGATATTGCTAAAGGTCTTAGCGACATCCAAACAAATATTCTGTTTAACGTGATCTCTTCACTGAATTCACAAATACAAAAAGTGGAATCGACTGAAACGGAAGCTGTGCGTACTCAGAGATTCAGGGAAGCGCAACGTAAAGTGGCAACCGCCCTGTCTAATCTTATCGGCGTGAATCTTAATTTTTACATCGAAGATTTGGAGAAAGCCCACAAACTAAATAAAGAGTACGTCGGGGAATCTCGCGCCCGCTACTTGTTGCAGAATCGAGACGTAAGCAGGGTTGAAGACCTGACTTCAAGGCTTGAATACGAATCTGAAATGATGACAAGACACGAAGAATTTCTGTCTGCCATCGTTACCGCCTACGACAAGGTTAAAGACAGATTGGAGGCTAGTGCGCGGGATAAAATTGTTGGTGCAATCGACAACGCGGGGAAGCAGCTTGCAGCCGCACGCGAAAAAGTTCAAAAAGCATCCTCTGTGTATATTGAATCTGTCGTCGAGGACATTACAGCATATGCGGAGCAGCAGTTCTACCGTACAGGGCTTGATACTTCCCGTGTATCTTACACACTGCTGACTGCTCGGCAAAACATGCAGAAAACTGTTCTTGACGGATTGCAAAACGAAATTAGCTATATTGAAGAACAGTTGTCAAAAGGGGTGCGGGGATCGCAAGCTTCTATCTTGCAGCGACAGCTTCGAGAGCTCGTAAAGCAGCGCAATACTGCGTCTGAAAAGTACTTTAACGCCATTAGTGAAGCGGAAGAATACCGCCTGCAACAACTCGAAAAAGAACAGAATGCCGGATTGATTTCGGGATCGGCATACGAGGCCGGTGTCCGGCAAGTATACAGTGGACGGGTTTCCAGAGCGAATCAGGAAGTTGCGCAATTCGAACAGCAATATCGAGAATCTCCAACTGTTGAATCGTTTTTCCGACTGCAACAGGCGACAGAGAGTTTAAAGAATGCTCAAATTGATGCCGCCCTCGCAACTAAGGGTTTTGGGGCCGCGCAGCGTGAAGTACAAAATGCCATGTTGAATCAGATACAACAGTTTGCCTCTAACAAGGACGCTAAGGGCCGCTTAACACAAGACGCACTTTACCATAGCCTGAACCTTATGACGCGCCTGATGGGGCCGCGAGCTTCATTTGCGCTTACGCAGCCGCCGTCCGTGGAAACCAGAGGCATTCCCAATTACAAGAATGCTCAATCGGCGCAGAGTGCGGTGGCCCGCACTCTTGATGCTTATGTCAGGTCTCAGGAATACGCACAGGCATCTACGGGGAAGACAGTTCTTGATATTTATAACTTTATGAAAACAAATAACACGATTGTAGTTAAGGGGCAATAAGATGCTTGTAAGCTTAAAAGGGTCTCCCGCTATAAATATTGACCAAGAAGGTTTCATGTCGATCACAACTACTTGGATGTTGATTGATGATGAAAGCGACAATGTTTTTGCCAAATGGCTGGCGTTTCAGAATGAAGTTGAAGAGTGGGCAGGCAATATCGGAGACCCGTACAAACGGCCGATCCAGCAGAATGATGGAAGAGAAGCGTTTGAATTTGAAGAAGATGACGCATTCATCTGCCAGTCAATCGACATTGTGTGCGTTGACGGTAGAACTCATTACGAGGTGACATTCACTAATGCGCAGAATCTTTCCGTTATGCGACAAGTAGGGAACGTATCGGTTGAAGTCACGAATAATAATGAGATTACAAAATCGATTTCTTATCAGATCGACATCAAAAGCGATTCTCCGCTTGAGATTGATAACTATCTGATCGAAAGCGGTACTACCGTAACGTGGGCCGGATCGTCTTTTCTGATGGAGAATTCCAGCTATCAGTCTCAGACAAAGACAAGGTACTTGATTACGTTTACAGCCAAAGATATGGCTAAGATGATGATCGGAAATCCTGCCGAGACTGTGGATGCCTTCGGGCAGAGAACACGTACTGCTGTGTGGCGTTATTCAAACTCGGTCTATGAATCATGGATTAAGCCTGAGATCGGCTCTGACGCTTCCGAGTATATCGGTCTCCCTGCGAACTCCGGATTTATTATCAATAATATCAACGTGTCCGCAGAGGGTGTTCTCGGGTATAATATCACGTTTGAAGCCCGTCACGTATCGCTGCGGCACGTGCGTACAGATAAGCGGACGTACAAAGATGGAAAAGAGATCAATACTACAAATACGATCATCTATCAGAGTACGGAAGAACTGAAAGATTCATTTGACGGCCTTGTCGGGCAGGAAGCACTTGAATTGGGACTTCCCGGCAGTACCGTCAGCGAAGTTTCCGTAAATACAGTTGCTCACGGTGAGCATGAATTGAACATCGTCACTGACGACTACCCGGATCAGCAGGAACTTGAAGATCAAATCGGTATCTCAATGAGCAGTACCGAAATCGTCATTGAACCCCTGTGGTGCGGGTGGGCTATGGGTGCTTCCGGTGTAGACTACTACATTATTAACTTTCCTCCTACAACCACTTTTACCTATCAGCAGAGTATTCAGACATTTATCAACATGTCATCTGAGACAAGCAATGCCGTTCAAGGGTGGACAGAGAGTGCCATTATAGCCGCCGTTAAGGGCAATAAAAAAATCGGGTATGATACGATTATCTACCCGATAGGTCAGTACACGGATGATAGCGGGGCAACTGTAACTGGTAGGATTCCTAAAAATAAGTACGATTCGATTAAGGAAGGTGATCTTACTGACTTGGTGATGTCAGGTTACGTGTACGCGCAGCCGTCATGGACTACTAAAGAAGATTGGCCACAGGATGGAAACAGTATTCGAAATATCTATTTCATGCCGTGGAAGTGCTTGGAAGTATCTCCTATTGTACTTGAAAGGTCTCATAAAACAAATTATCCGCAATGGGATGGAAGAGATCGGTTTTGGGATAAAAGTTACATCGACAAAAAAATTCCAATGTTTGAGTGCAGTGTGAGCTTGTATTATCGAGGAAATGCACGTACTATACTTAGACGTTCATTTTCCACATACTATAAAAATGCGATAAAGTATGTCAAATCGAGTAAATTTACAAGCTATAAGGGTACGAATATCAGCCTTAACGAGACGGTTGACCGCTACAATGAAACGTGGACAAATGTCACGTGTACTATTCAGGCGCTCACTATGTTGTATTGGAATCCTAAGTACGATAATTCGTATGTTGAGGACTAAATATGGAACTTAAATGGTTTAGACCAACTACCTACACACAAGGATTAGGCCATGTTTTGGGTATGATCTACAAAGAACTTGTAGCTCTGCAACCTGTGGATTCGACAGACGTTACATGGCGCAGAACTTCAACCGGAATTCAGGCTTATGTGAAACCGAAGCCTGTGTCATCGAATGGCGTTGCCTCTTCTTTGCCGCAAACGGAAACCCCTAAAGCTGCCACGGCAGGAGAAAAGTATCAATTTACAATTACAACTGAAATCCGTGAAGTTGAAAATGGAGATGGCACAACGTCAAATGTTCCGTTTGTTGTAGTTGTTGACGCAAATGATCCGAAATCGGGAACTTCCGGCAGGTGCCGATTCGGTAATGGTGATCTGTTCTACGTATCATCGTATACACTGTCAAAAACTCCAGGAACGCGTTACGTGTTTTTGGTGATGGATGTTACAAAAACTCCTGCCGTATACGTTTTGGAGAATAGTACATCCTATGTCAAAGGCGTCAATGGGAGTGTAATCCAAATAGGGTATTACACGTGGGATGAGAGTACCAAAACACTTAAAGCTACACAGCTTCTAAAGCAAAACACCCCTGTTGATATTGGCCCTACGTACATCGGGCCCTGGTGTACCCTTCCAGGGCCGCCTATTACGTCCAGTACAGGTTCTGATTACAAATACCTGTGTAATCCAAATGGGTCTGTGCAGCTGGGTTCAGGGAATTACATGGTAAACGGGTATATCGCCGGAACTGCAAATCCATCAGGGATATTTGTGTCCAACACACCGTACACACTTCCCGTGTTTGTCGGGTGGAAAGCCCCACAGTATGCTGCTGGTTCAACTGTACCAATATCGTCATCCGAAATCGTAATTTCAAGTTCTTCTTCTGGTATGCAGTCACAGTATGACGCTGTTTCCGATGTAACAGGGCATGCTTCCGGTGTAATAGATATAAAATGGACAAGTACAACAGTTGATACCATTCAAGATGTGCTATTTGATGAATCGTTCATAGAGAGTTAAGTATGTTTGCAAACATGACAAAACGGGGATCGCTAGCGGTTAACGGCCCTGCCAGGGCCTTAACCCGTAGAGGGTCGATCTACAATCCGGGAACATATAATAATGGGGTTGTTGTTGGTTATCCTAGGATGACAAACGACATAGGGTACAGCCGTGGAGTACCTGCGTACTTTAACCTCAGTACCAATGAAATACCAACTATTAACTGTATCGGAAACACCGTATATGTAGATCATTCAAAGACTGTCAGCGGAAATGGCTTGTCGTGGGAAACAGCTTATGCTTCGCTGAATGACATGTTGCATGATCCGTTAATCCATTACACAACCGTGTCACAGCGACAAGTGGTTCATGTACTGGTACGCGGTGTAGTTGACTATATGGTGTATAATCAGTTAACTAATGCGGTAGCTATGTTTTATAACTACCTGGTTATTCATAACTGTACATTCCGGTATGAAACCAGCGAAGATGTGCCTTTGATCTACGATCGCTCAAATCTGACCGCTGCCTGTATTTGCTTGGGAGGGGTTGTATTTCATACATGCACATTTACGGTGGTACAACATAATGGAGCAGATGGTACGGGGAGTGGTGAAGATGGTAAGGCTCCAAAACACAAAACTATTTACAAGAGGGGTTCTGATA